TTGATATGCTAACAGGTACAATTCCATTGTCATCTGTGTCAAAAACGAGCGGAGCATCTTCTACAAGGATAGAGATAGCATCCTCTCCGTCTGTTCCTTTTGCTCCATCTTCTCCTTTATCGCCCTGTGGTCCCTGTGCGCCCGTTTCGCCCTGCGCACCTGTTTCTCCTTTAGGTCCTTGTGGTCCTTCGTCACCTCTATCTCCCTTGTCTCCTTTCTCACCCTTTTCTCCCGACAACACCTTCTGCCAGTCACTGCTTGCGTCAGAAGGCTCTTGACTTGTTCCGTTCTCGTTTATGCAGGTCCACAGGGCGTTGTTGTGATTTACTTGGTCGTAGTAGGCATAGTTTCCTGCCTTCCAGTCACCTCTGTAGTTCACCATGTGTATGGTGTCACCGCTTGGAGATACCCATTCAAACAGATTGCTGTAGAATCTCGACCCGTCAGGAGAAAGCACGAACACCTCTTTGCCGTTGTGTGTATATCTGTCTACACCCTTGAAGCCTACGATGCGAGGTGTGTTCTCGCCAGTACTCTCCAGTATCAGCACACCTTTTCTGCTGTCATCGTCAACAATTTGTCCTCCAACAGAAACAGCTCTGTGTCCGTCAAGCACAATAGTATCTCCTGCTTCAGGAATACCACCTATCTCTGCCGTTGCAAGCTCCTCAGTAATCGAGTCTAACGACAAAGAATGCTTGCCGATTACAATCCACGAGAACATCTGTCCTCCATACAGTTCGTTGCCATATCCGTCATATATCTTCTCGTTCACACTCGATACGCCGTGCTCAGGGATTGTTCGCCAGTAGCTCTTATTGCTTGCGTTCATAGTTCCCGTAGCAAGAGTACCGATAGTCTTGCACCTCACTTGGTCGCCCTCTCTCCACAGGTTCTGTGTAGCCGTAGTTCCATCGTCAGCAAGAAGATAACAGAGCCAGCCTTCACACTTATCTACAGAGGTCTCCATCCATTCGCTACTTTCGCTTTCCCATATTACAGGCACAACCTTCACTATCTTGCTTCCTGCGCCCGAAAGGTACACATTACCGCCTGCATACGATAGCTTCCTTACCTCCAGTTGATTAAAGATAGCCTTTCCCCAAATGGTGAGGTTCGTAACGAAGGCGTGATACTTGCCGTTTTCCTTCTTAACAGCGAAACCCTGCTCAGCCGCATTGTCGTAGTCGATGGAATGCAACGACTCCAAGATGGCCCGTCCGGCCTCGTCTATCAACGCTCCGCCCTTACCAAAGTAAGCACCTCCGTTCAGCTTTACTAAAGCCTCGCTCACCAGTCCTTTGATGAAGGTAATCACGCCTTGTGCGGTGTCATCCTTTAGCTTCGACAGAAAGTGTTTTGAAGCTTCATTGATAGTCGAGTCGGTTATCTGTTTCGATGTCTCGCTACTAACCTTTCCGTTTCCTGACTCAAGTGACGAAATCTGCTGCTTTATCTTAGCCATCGTTCCGACTTCTACGTCATTCCTCAGAGTTACTTCATAGGTTGGTATGCCTCCTTCGTTTTCTCTTATAACGAGCTGGTCAATGGTCACCTTGCCCCCTATGTGTAAGTCATCATCGTCAAACTCCATGATGTCGCCGGCCTTCAGCGTGTCGTGAAGACTCTTGATGGTTCCGGTTTTATCTTCTGTTGCTTGGTCGTTTTGTCTGGCCATAAACACTTCGTCCACCTTTGGCTGGTACACATACCTTGTGTAGTCGTTCTTGTCTATGTAGGCAATGGCGTATTTCAGAAGCTTTAGTGACGCTGCGTTCACATAAGAGTCGGGCAGGGTGATACCTGTCAGTACAAAGTGATCTCCTTTTCTGATAGGATAGTCTTTGTATGGGAACCACAGCTCCAAGGCATCGTCCTTTACTCTCTGTATGGTCAACCTCCATCTGCCGTTCTCTTTTACCGATGATGCTACCTTAAAGGTTCTTCCTCCACACATGCCATCCTTCATGGCGATAGAGAAATCACTGTCCTTCAGGTCGTTGATGTCGAAGTCGATAGACGGATTCAGGTAGATGTCAACATTGTTTACGGTTTGTCCGTCTTCAAACCTTCCGTTGTCATCTGGTGCAACACCCTCGTCAATCTCATCAACACGCACGCCACCGATTACCATTTCTTCGATTGTAGGGTATATCTCTACGATACCGTTGGTCTTGTCATCGTTATCAAAATATTGCGATGCGGAACGCAGACCAATCTGCTGTATGTTCACAGAGTCAATATAGGGCCTGTATGGTTTGGTCGAAAAGACGTGCTCCTTGCCCGTTGGGTTTACATATTCCTTATCTGCCTTACTCAGCGAGTTGTAGTAGTCGTTAAGTGAAACATGTGGGAATCCTGGCAACATCAGCCTGTTGATAGACATGTTGTTCGGCAGATTCTTTGCATACTCCTTCATTGACGATGGTACTGCCTTAGTATTCAGGCCGCCAGTTATATACAACTTTCTGTTTCCTGCGTTTACCTGTGCGATAAACCTGTCAAGATTTTCTTTTGACGGCTCGTCTCCGTTGTCTTCCATGTTGTTCTTCACTTCCGAGTATAACATTACGGCCTGCCCGCTGCTCAAAGCTGTCACAACACAGGTGATGACCGTCTGAAAGTCAAACGTCACCTTCAGGACGTATCCGTACGTCTGTTCTTTACCAGTCCCGTCATTAGGTACGAAAACTCTTGGGATGGTGAAATAATTGTCAATGTACTCCATGTCGATATACACTGACAGATAACTTGTTGCAGTGTTCACCTCTGTGATGTTACAGAAGTACTTTGTGCCAAGGTCTGCGTAGTAGTGAGATGGGAGGTTCTTTTCTGAACCGTAAGCTCTTAGCCTTGTCACGATTTGTTGTTCTGAGTCTGCGTTTTGGATCAACTCGCTCAACCCTTTTCCAAGCCCGTACTTGAAGATATTTTTTGCGAGCACGCCTGCCGTTCCAACGTACACGTTCCGACCTCTTACAATGAAGTTTACGTCCCACTCGCTGTTTACTAAGGCCAAAGCTTCCCAACAGGTCTTTCCGTCAACAGTGATAGACTTGGGTTCGATAACATTGTCGCTGGTTCCCTCACCGTAAACCGACATCCACTCGCTCTTCAGGGCTCCACGCTGCACGGAACGTTCCATGTTCCTGGAGTAAATTTTCCAAAGACCTACACCTATCTGTTCGTTGAGGTTCGCCTGTATTCTGTCGAGCAAATCGTCCAGTGTCTGCACGTAGAACGGAAATTTCGGTAGGGTAGTGTAGTGGAGCTCGTTGTCATTCAATACCACATCGTAGAACTCCGATCTCGACAACTCGTCCTGCAACGCATTGAACTTTACACTTTCATACACGAAGCCTTCTCCGTATGTATTTAGCCTTGCTTTTTTGTCTTTTCCCGGCTCATAGTTCAACTCGAAGCGCTCTCCTCTGTATATGATGTAGTCGCCTATCTTAAAGTTGATTGGAGCGTTGTTTTTGAAGTCAATGGTAAGGAAGCAGTCTCCCATCCATTTGTCTGAGTACTGCAATCCGTGAACGACAACCTCGTCATCGTTCACGTCTGTAAGCTTTGTTCCGTCCTTATGATATATGTTCCACCTACTCATGTCTGCATCAGGTTAAGTTCGTTATGTTTCCGTCCGCACCCATCACTGGCTTAATGTCTGTCACGGGGTCATTAAACTTAAAGGTAACACTCATCACCAATAAGTCTTCATTCTCTGGGTCCCTGTACAGCACAGGGTCTATGCTTTTCAGCCTCACGTGCTGCCTGCCAATCTTATTGAAGTCGCAATACATCTTCATCATACCTGTTGTTCGGAGATAATTCACAAAGCTCCTGCATTTCTCGTTCGCCCCATAAACTTTTCCCTTAAACAGGAACTTTACCTTATTTTCGTAAGCTGCCATATACAGGCCGTCTTTGCCTATATATTCATCGTCTCCGTGCTCGTCATACCAGCTCCTCTTTACTGGTTCTTTCACTGCGTCGCATGGTTTGAACGGACTCTCGCTTACGTACATACCGAAATCGGTTATAGTGTCCATTACCTTGGCACCATCACCTTCTTTCTGCATATAAATTCTGAAATAATCTTTCATAACTCAAAATCACTTATTTATGATGCAAATATACAATTAATTGTATAATTATACAAGTAAAATGAAAATATCAATGTATATTTATGCAATTAAGGGCGCGAATATACTTCATCACGCCCTTAATCATTACATTATCTTACCTTGATAGACTTAACGCCGTTGATAACCATGTTGAAATTACTGCTATACTCCTCGAATACGCGTTCTATTCGCTCTGCTGCTTCAGCGTTTCTTAGGGTGTTGGCAGATATGAAGTTCAACTGTGTTAGTTGTGACTTGGCTATCTCGTTCGATTCCGACATACATTTCACTTGCTCCTCTCTTATTACTGACACATCAAGACGTATGCTATTGAGGTAACTGGCAATCAGGTCTCCTGTCTCTTCCGTTATCCCTTTTACAGAATTTGTAAGAGAAGAACTGCTGTTGTCGCTCCATCCGTAGTACCGCTTGAGATAATCTCTTGATGCCTCTATCTGCTTTGTCACGTCAGCAAGGTCTTTGCCTATCTCGTCCATCTCTGTGTTGGTGTACTCGGACATTACTTTTCCCGTTGCTGTGTCAAGCTTCTTTTCCGTACCGCCATTAGGGTCGCCATACTTCTTGGTCTTCTCTATCAGAGTTTTTATCTTCTCTCCATAAAGGTTCTCTATCATGGATTTCAAGATAACATTCCTTAGATTTTCCTCGAAATGGTCCACAAGGTTGTCAGATGTGTTCGACATCGTGGCCATTGCGTCACCCCAGGCGGAAACGAGGTCGGAATACTTGTTGCCGGTAAGCTTCTCAGTCAGAGACTCTATCATATCCTCCGACTTCTCGCCGTACTCTATCAGTTTGTCAAGATAGGTCCTTGAGTCCTCATCAAGGTTGGCCCAAAGCTCCGCGTAGTCCTTCTTTATCTGCTGAAGCACCTTGTAGTCTATATCCAGAATGTCGGTCATGTTGTCAAACTTCACGCCGTATCTCTTGGATATTTCGGGGGCAGCTTCTTTCCACCCGCGCTTCTCCCAGTCTCTCACCTTGATAGAGTGACTTCCTGCCGAAGCACCTGAGTTGAAGTTCTTCATGGCGATCACCTTCGTCTGCTTTATCTCAGCTTCCAGCATCTCCTGGGCTTCCTTTGAGGCGTTTGCAGCCTCAGTACCCCAGTGAATGTTCATGTACTCCGACTTCTTGGAGATGAGAGAATCCCAGATCGAAGAAAGCGTTTCGTACTTCTGCTTCGCTTTGTTGTACTCTGAATAATCTGCTCCAAAAGCCCCTATCAGAGAACTTGCAACGCTTAACCCCGCACCAACAGCAGCTCCATAAGGACCAAGGTTACCAAGACCCAAAGCATTCAGTCCACCAGACACCTGCGATGCCGCACCAAGTGCATTGCTTGCGCCTCCCGTTATCTGCCCGAGAATGGAATCTTCTTCACCCATTGCCTTAAACAAACCTATCACTGGATCAAGAGCGCTTTCCAATGTCTTAAACTTTCCTGCAAGCGCATTGATGGCATTCGATGAGTCTGCATACATTCCTTTCTGTTTGCTCGCAAGCTCATCTTTGCTATACCCGGCAGCACTCCATTCTATACCCATCTTCTTGGCTTGTTCTGCGGTAGGCACATACTTTTTGCCATTCATGTACTGCACACCGAGGTTACCTTTCAAGTATCCTCCTATAGCGTTTCCTTGATTTACGGCCCCGAAGATGTATGGTAGTTGGTTTCTGTCAATGTCCTCTTTTCTTAGCTTGTCGAGGGCATCTCTCAGTTGCTTCACTACTTCTACCGATAATCCCGTCGTTCTCGAAAAATCGTCTATCTTCGTAATCATCGAGCTGATGGTAGCAGAAGATACCCTGTCAAGGTCATCAAAGATGGTAACCCAGTCAGATTCTTGTTTGAACTGCTCAAACTGAAGCTTCGCCACATTCTCATTGTGAGTCTTTGTGGCACCGGCCTTGGCTCTGTCTCTCATCTGTGGGTCTTCGATGCCCTTGATGAGTTCAAGCTGTCTCTCGTATTTGCGATTCTCATCATCAATCTGCTGGGCGATGGTTGCATTCTTCTCAATCAGGTTAGCCATCAGATCGATGGTCTCCTTCTTAATACGATTCGTTTCTTCCGTCCATTCCTTGTAGATAACAGAAGCGTTTTCACTCTCATCGCCGACATGTTTCTTGAAGTCACTCTCGCTCATCTTTAGCACGTCGTCGGCACTGAGGTTCTGGCCAGTCCTCTGGTTATGGTCGCCTATGGCCCATTTCATCTGTTCCTTCAGATAGTCTTGATAGGTTCCAGACTGCACGTGCCCGAAGGCGAGGAGCGATGAGCCTTCGCTGTTGCCAGTCAGCTCATATATCTTCTTGTATGTTTCGTATTGACTTGAGAGGATGTTTAGCTGTTTTGACAACTGACTGTTGGTCGACTTGATGCGCTCTTCCTCGATACTCCTGTTCTTGGCATGAATATCTGCAAGCTGACTTTCTTTATACTCCTTTCGCTTCTGCGTTGACGACCGTACGCGTTTCATCAGCTCTTCTATCGACACTCCGTAAGTTCCAGGGTCCGAAAGTCCCCAAGATAAAACAGAGTTCTTAAACTCCTTGTCGTGTCTTATCTGCGCCATGGCTCCTTCTTCTCCGTACATCCTTCTGTACTTTTCGAGTTCAGAATAGAATTTCTTGTAGAGTTCGACACGCTTCCTTAGAGTTTCGAGTTCTTTGTCCTCCTGGTTTCCGGTATTCCTGGTTCTTCCTTTCGGAACCTTATTGGACTTTTTGTCTTGCGGATAGAATTTATAGCCGAGACCTTCCCATGCCGCCTGATTCAAGCTATTGTAGCTTTCCCAAGCCTCATCTCGAAGTGCCTTAGATATCTTGCCGCGTTTAAACTTGTTCTCGCGGTTCTTATACTCGTTGTACCTGTTCTGCAACTCTGTTTGCAGGTTGTTATCCGTATTATAGTCGGAAGTTTCATCGAGATAAGAGTCGAGCATCGCTGCCTGTGATTCTACCTTCCCTTTGCTCTTCCCTTTCTTTGACAGATTTCTGCGCACCCGTTGCTGCATAGGTGTCTTTGGCTTTACCTTCTTGCCACCAGCTTTCTTTGGCGGCTTTACTCCTGCCTCCTGATAGAAAATAGACTTTAAGTACTCCCGAATCTGAGGAACATTCACCTTGCACACATCGAGAATATTGTCTATCATACGCTCAAAGCGTGAAGAGTTCTTGTTACACCACTTGGAGAAATCTGCGCCGAACAGATTAAATGACATCTTTAGAAAGTTAATTATTCTAGGAATATTTTTCTTGGCGATATCATTTATCTGATCACTAACCTTGTTAGCCCTTATTCCTATTTTGTAAATGCTATTTGCAATATCATTGCTTCCGCTACTTGACTTCAAAACGAAAGAATCCCAGTTTGCGCCTCCTCTTTCTGCAAGAATACGAATCTTCTCATCGAGAGACATGGCTCTTTCCTCTGGCTTCAGGAACTGATTAGCTACGCTATCCATTCTCGACTTTGTTTCTTCGTCAAGTCCTGATAAAAGCGTCTGATACTTGACAACAGCCTCGTTGAGGTCTTCGACAGATTCCTCTATCGTGTCTGCAAAAGGATTACCGGAACCCCAACCTCCCGAAGCTCCAAGCGCTCCAGCAACCACATCCGAGTCGTTTGCTTCCTGCTGTGAGTTATCACGAGCGGCAACTATTCCCTTATTGAGAATATCATACTGCTCGTTAAGATTCTTCGCCCTTGCAATTTGATCTTCTATAGTTTTGGTATAATCTCCGCTATTTTGAAGGAGTTCCTTCATCGAGTTTACCCGCTGCTGCAAGTCAGCACTGTTTGTAGGCTTCTCGTTCGCGAGTTCATCCTCGTAGCTCTTCTTTTTGTTGTATGCAGAATCCCTGAATCCCTTCGCATTCTCGGAAATTCTATCCATATCGCTACTATAGCTGGAGAATATCTGAACAGCTGCCCCGATAGCAAGTCCCCACCATCCACCAAGCATCGTAAAGAGAGACTTAATTCCTCCACCTATCTTAGAGATACCCATATTCATTACGGCGGCAAATCGTGTTCCTCCGAGTATAATCTGCTCCTGTCTTGCAGTAATTTGTCCCATCACGGCAAGCTGTCTGATAAGTTCTTTTGTAACAAGGCCTTCCTTGACAGCTTTCTGCATCTGAAGTACAGACATCTTGCCTTCAAGCGCAAGACGAGACATCGCGTTTGCTCTCGAAGTAGTGTCAGATAGCAAGTATGCCCTTGCTTGAACATTCTGCAATGCCTTCTGTTGAGTAATCTTGCCTTCGGTAACAAGTTGCTGCTGTTCGATAGCGTAAGTCCTCAGCTGAGCGTTCATCTGCTGAGTGTAGTTCTTGTTTATTGAGCCTAACCCGAGCTTACCGGAAGCCATCAGTCCAATTTTCCTTGCAGCAAATATAGCTCCGAAAGAAAGCATAGCAGGGGATAGTTTGTCAAGAGCTAAAACCAAGTCCGTTACTCGGTTGATAACAAACGAGAACGTACCGCCTATGACATTCTTTCCTTCTGCAAATTTGCCGAGCATAATATCCCACGCGTCGATAAGCTTATTCCAGCGGCCAAGCAGGGTCTCGGACAGAACGAGCTGCATATTGTAGAACTGACCACCCTCATCTGTCATTTTCCACAGCACCTTCTGAACATCCTCGAAGCTTACCTGTCTTCCGGAAATCATCTTCTTGACATCTGCCTGGGTATAATTCTTGCGCCCGTTCTTTCCTTCAGAATTATATAAATCCGTTATCTTCTGCAAGAGTGGGAGTCCTGCGTAAGCAAACTGGCGCAACTCCTTACCATCGAGCCAAGAACGAGCCTTTACCTGGCCGTATGCCAAACCCAATCGTCCGAAGTCCACGCCAAGACCAGATGCTATATCCGCAAGTCGCTTAGTTGTATCGTACAAGTCGTTTGCTTCAACTCCAAATGCGGCCAACTGCTTGACGTCTCTGTTCAGCTCTCCAAACTTGAATGGAGACTGCAACGCAAGCTGCTGTGTCTGAGCGAAGAGCTCATCAGCCTTCTGTACATCACCGAGGATAGAGCGAAGAGCAATGTGCTGCTGAACAATCTCACCGCCAGTACGAACAATCGAATTAAAGAATTGCTGCGCGCCAAAGACAATACCTCCCTGTAGAAATAGAGACTTGATGTCGCCGACGATGGATTGCATCTTCTTCGCTTCAGCATTTACTCCAGCGAAAGCAGCAGCAAGGTCGTTTCGCGCTTTTGCAGCCGACTGAGCAATCTCCTGCTGGCGTTTCTGTTCGAGTTCAATGCCTCTTTGCGCCTCCCGATTAGCGGAAGCAAGTTCGGTAGCAAGGTGATTAGATTCCTTAACAGAACGGCCATTTCCAACCTGCCCAACGTCTCCAAGGTACGACCTCCAATCTTTACCTTTAAGGTTGGAGTTCATTATATTAAGGATCTGTATTTCTTGCTCAAGTTCCTTTATCTTAGCCTCTGCACTTGAAGTATCAATACGCAATCTTTTCCCTTCTGTGACTACGCTTTGCAATTTCTCCATTGCATAAGACAGAGATTGAACTCGATTTAATGTTATATTGATTTCTTTTTGGCGCTGTTTCTCTGCTGCGGCATCATCTCGTTTTGCTTTTGCCGCGTCTCTTTCGGCTTGTGCTGCGTCTCTTATTGCTTGCGCTTCTGCCTTTCTATTAGCTTTATCCTGCGCAGAGTTCAACTCTTTTTGTGCTTGAGTGGCATCAGCAAGACTTGATGAAAGCCTGTTCACCTGTGCAGAATACCATTCGTATGTAGACCTACCGCCCTTACCCATAAGAGCGATATTGGCTTCTTCAATCCTTTTCTTGAGTTCTGTTGCTTCCGCAATGGTCTTTTCTAATGCGCTTGTATTCACTCCAAGTTCAAGACTTCTCATGCCAGTTCGCTCGCCTCTACCAATTACAAGCGACATTTTCGCATAAAGTCTTGACATTCTTTCTGTGTCAGCTTCTATACGCCTTGCTTCCGCATCGGATTGTCTCTTTCTTTCATCCGAAGCTCGCTTTTCAGCCTTTCTCTTGGCCTCCTGCAATGCCATGTAGCGCTTTGCATAATCAGACAAAGCTTTAAGCTCCGCATCATTATCCTTGGCGCTCAACTTTGAAGCTGCCGCAAACTCTCTCTCCTGCGCAATGACTTTTCCCTTCTCTCGCCCGTATGCCTGCGTTGCAGCGGTTGCTTTTGTCATCTCTACAGCAACATCGGAAAGAAGATTCTTCATCTGAGCCGCATCAGTGAGGATTGATTTGTTACCAGATGCCGCCTGCAATCGGGCAAGAATCTTGTCAAGCTCAGTGATACTTCCACCAAGCATGTTGGTGTTATAACCCTTTAACGAACCCTCTGCCATGAGGTCTCGCATTTTGGCAAGCTTTTCAGTTACTCTTGATATATCAGCCTCGACCTTTGCAGCTCCGCCCGAAAATGCAGATAAAGGGTTTTCTTTTTTGAACTGATCGGTAATCTGCTTTACATCACGGAACGTCATTTGGAGAACCTTAGCATAGTCTTGCAAAACGTTTGCATAGTCTACGCCGCCACCTCCGCCGCCCTGTGCTTTGTTCTGTAATCTATAAAGCTGATTATTGACATTCTCAAGCATCAACTCTGCCTCCTTAAGCTTCGAGGTATCAACATTTGGGTTAAGTGAACGCAACTCCGAAATCTTACTGCGTTCTATGTTGATTCTCTGTAGCATATCGAGATAGGAGAGGGCGTTTTTTACCGCCATCTGCAAATCTTTAGCTTCATCGCTCTTGTCGTTTTTTTTGAGTTTGGAAATCCTTCTGTTTATCTCATTGAGAACATCGGCAAACTCTTTGGCTTTTTCTGCCTGCTCCTTGAACCCGGACTTCTTAGTTCCGAATCCCTGGAGAGCACGAAGAAGTGAGTTTGCGGCGTCGTCTCCTGTCTTAAGCTTGTCGATGATTTTTTGAAGTTCCTTAGATGTATTATCCTTCACACCAAGCTGAAACCACAAGTCACCTAAATTTCCATCTGCCATATCCTGAATATTTTAAAGTTAGAGTTCATTGTTTAAGTAATCAGTAAGATTTATATTCTTACCAACGAGGCTTCCCCTATTCTTCCTTTTCTCCATCCATCTGTCATAGAGGTCATCCATTTCCTTTAACGTATGCTTCTTCGGACCGCCTTCCTTCTTGGTCTTAGGATAGACGACAAGAGGCTTGTCTGCAACCATGAGGTCGATCTGCGCAGATGAATAGCCCCACCAGTAGTCGTAGGCTGCGATGAAATACTTACGCTGGAAGAGAAAACCAAACTTCTCCGCTAACGAGAAGGCTGCTCCCCAGCTTGTTCTGCTTGGATAGCTTTTACTTCGCTCCTCGTCATCGTCATCATCACGTCCGTCATCCCTGTCGCTAATATGGTAGTCAGCGAGAATGCGTTCGATGGAATTTTTTTTTTAGAAACATCGAGAACTTTCAGTACCTCTACCACGTCTACGTCCTTGATGTAGTAGAGCCAACGCCAGTAAATCCAGTAGAAGGCTCGTATCTTCCAGATGTTGTTGAGGAGGATACAGACGCAAATCTTGACGTTGCGCTTCCATTCGTTCTTCTCCTTTATCTTGATATGGGTGCATCTTCTCATTGTTCCCTTTCTGAGCCATCCTATACGGTGTTTCTTGCCACGGAACACTACCTCCGTCGGTGTGTCACCAATAACGCTGTCAAGCATCTCCTGCAAGTCCACCGTAGGCTGCTCTATTTTCTTTTCTTCTGCCATGATTGTATGATTTTTTAAACGAAGAAGGGCGGCACGGCTGTTATCATAAGCCTGCCGCCCAACGGTTGTTATCCTGAATCTAATTACCTATAGACTTCTCTTTAATTAGCCGCCAATACCAGGAGCTGTAGCCTTGGTAAGCCAAGCGATGCTGCGCATGCCTGCACCCTCGATAGAACCGGCGAACTTGAATGCAACTGGCTTTGAACCTGTGTCATCCCACTGCAACGTTGCATAGAGGGCAATGTTTGTCACGATCATAAGGTTCTCCTTCTCGTCGTCAACGATGACGATAGTACCCTTGATCTTGAACTTCTTTGGCGCAACTGCAACGCCGGCAAAACCGGTAGTAGCATCGAGTGTCTCGTCACCAGTACCCTTCAAGGTAACCTTGGTCAACTCTGTGATTGCATCCTCACCGAACATGATTTTCAACAAGTCCTTTGCCTTGGAAGGAACAACGAACTCTACGTTGAAGTCACCGAGCTCTGCGGTAGTTGCCCAGTCACCGGCAATGCCGATAACCTTGTAGTGATTGATGGTTGGATCCTCCATGGTTGCCTTAAGGGAATCAACCTCCACAGGAAGCTCAATCTCTGGTGTGATGTCTACTGAAGCCTTGCTCAAGTCTGTGATAGCCTTTGAGTAGAGCAAAGTCTTAGGACCATTGAAAATGTCCTTCATCTTGTCAATAGTTGTCATAGCCATAATCTAAAATATTTTAAATTGTTATACCTGAATACTTATTTTGTTCTCAATCGTCCTTGTATGATGGTGACAGAGTATCCGTCTCCGTCATCTGTTTGCATGGTTATCATCGGATTTGTTACGATGATGTTTTTGGTGGAGATTGGAAATCTGTCCATAACAGATTTTACTTTATCGTCTACTTGGGATACATCGAGTGCGTTGGGATTGTCTGCTGAGACCTTATCCTTCACGTACACTTCTATCTGTAGGGTGGTAGAATAGTCGTTATACGCACCGTCAGAGTTCATCTCGTTGTTGTATATAGAAGATGGAAAGAAGACAACGATATAACTGTTTATCTTCTTGTCAACAGCCTTTGGGCGGTTGCGTGGGAACACCTTGTCACACACACCTTTCATGGCGTTGCCCACATCGAAGTATAATGTCTTAATACTTATCATAATCACACCTTCTTAAAGTATCTGACTAAATAATCTCTGAGCGACGTGATAACATCGTGACCCTTCTTTGCCTCAACGAATCTTGCATAATCAACTCCGGCAACAAGCAACATTTGCCAAGTGGAATCATACTTTCCTTTGCCATGTTCGTTGTACAAGAGTTCATCTTCTGCCGTTGCAGGGCCGTTCTGTCCACCTTCTCCATATTCACCCTTATAAGGCCTACGTCCGCTATCTTTGAACGAAAACGAACTACGATAGTATCTGTCAAGATTATATCGCTCTCCTTCTGCAAGGGTGGGACGTGTTGGCTCAGGGCCTGGGGCGTAGTGTATCGACTGCAAGGAGCCTTTGTAGTATGTACCTATGGCGGTCGACTTATACAGGTTACCTGTAACGTCGTTATAGTCACGTGACTTATCTGCCGCATGCATTGTCATTTCTGCCGCATTGTCCATCTTTTGCTGCATCTTCTGTACAGCCATCTGACGGATTTTCTTTTCTATTTCCACGAACTGACCTGCCAAACTCCCCATAGCCTAAACTCTTATATATTCCCAGTAAACCACAGTCCTGTTATTATCCGGTTCGCAGTCTTTTACGATGCCTACTTCTGTATTGTTGCCAATAGTTGCGTAAATGGTGTCTCCGTCAAGAGGACATCTGCCAGCACCCCATTCGTCATATCTGACAGGAATCGATGCTTTCCTCTTGTTCTGGTCTACATATTTATCGCCTTCAGTGGTAGTGTCCGTATAGCTGCGACCTTCGCCTTCGTAGAGAATGATTTCCATGTCCTCTCCGACTGGAGCATCATCATCGGCGAATGGGTCATTAGCATCTGCTTTCCCGACGACCTTCCTCACGATCTTGATGTTGTGAGGGTATCTTGGGTTCCTGATATTCTCCTTTTCCATACGCCTTATTTGATGATGTGAGGGAGTGGTCCTCCATAAGGTGAATAATTCGCCCTCTTTACTCCATGAGAGGTCACCCGGAAGGTGGATTTTTTCTTGAGCATCGAGTCGGGTTCAAGCTCCTGGTAGATAGCGTTAGCCTCCGCCTTCATGGCACTGATATCATCGCCCGAAATCTCATATCCTCCTCCAGAGTGCGTCCAACCATTGTCGGAATCAGAGGTGTTGTTCACCTTGCTCGGACCAATGCAAAACCATTTTAGCGTGTCTGCGTATGCTAATCTTAATGCGTCTTGATCGCAGTCACATATTAGTGACTCCGTATGGATGCCGCGCATAAGCATAATGCCAAGCATGGTCTTTCTCGGTACCTCAAACTTCACCTTATTGATAAGGTAGTCGTATGCAGTGTAAACTTCCATCTCTGATTCCATAACCACACAATCTAATTACGTTAATAGTTCCAAGACCGAAATTAATCAGTCTTGGTAATGTCCATAATGCAATGGTCTGGGAAGTCGATGAGTGCTGGACAAGCAGAGAACATGATGTCTGTGTGCCACTCCATGTACTTACCGTTAGGAACCGTTGAGTTCATCAACAGACCAAGACCATCGTTGGTTGTACCGAACAAGGTGGAAATTGCCTTGTTGCCTGCATACTCAATCAGCTTTTTGTCGAGGCTGTCTGTACGCTCGAACTCACAGGCATCACCGGCAGGACGGAGAACAACGATGTCGTCAGACCAACCCTGCTTGTACTCATCCTTTGTATGAGTAAGGTTGCGCTCCTTCTCGGTAACAATCTCGATTGGAGATACTCCCTCAAAGTCAACGAACGCCTGGATAAACTGTTCCTTGCTGATAGGCATTGTCTTGGTAGAGGCAATGTAGTTCAGCTGGCGGTAATTGGTAACGAGCTCGCGGACCTCTGCGTTCTTCAAGAATACATTGTAGAATGTATTGCGAGTCATCTGCCATACCAAAGCACCATCGAAACCACCGCGGGTCTCACGATACTGGGCTTCCTTCTCCTTCATGTAGGTAAGGATGGTAGCAGTAGGGTCTGCCCACTTCTTTGCACCGCCATTGATGAAGTTATCGCCGTATTCGATAGGATCGATAGCCCTGTGCAATGGGGTAGAGATACCACGGCCAATGCCTGAGTAGTCAATCTTACCGGTAGACATCAACTGAGCGGTCATAAAGTTCATTGTCGCATCAACAGAGTCGATACGGGTCTGAACCTCATCACACCAGTCTACCAAGATATCGGCATCGTTACCGAACTCCTCGAACTGCTTGATGCGTGCATAGCGCTCAACTGCGGTCTCAACATAACCAGGAGTGATGAAGTCAGGGATAGAAGCGGTGTACCACTTATGTCCGTTCTTGTCCATCTGATTAGAATCGCCGAGAGGAGCACGGAGGTCAGCCATAGGAGCTGCCTTCAACTTGCGAGCCTTTACGTTGAATGTTGCCAAGCCATAGTTGTCGGTAGTTGTCAGGAACGAAGCGTTGTGTCCCTGTGTCTTGTACCAACCGTAGTTAGTGAAGAAGACATCCTTTCTATCAAGGAAACTCTGCAAATATGCCGTATTCTCCTGAGAACCGAAGAACTTGGCAAGTCGCGAATTATTAAAATCAAATTTTGCCATAATCCTGAATCAATCTTTAAGGTTAATAATTAGAGATGGAACCATCCGTTAACGCGACTCTTGTTGAGAGCCTTGATTGCAGGAGGGATTGGAGACATCCTGTCGATGTACATAACGGTGTCGTCGTTAGCAAGGAATGGGGTAAGCATATAGCGAGCACCATCCTCGAAATCGTTACCTGGAGTGAACAGGAAGTCGTAGTCGCACTGAGCATAACCGTTAGGGTTGGTTACCATAGGCTTCTGTGTCGCGCCGGCAGCTGCTGCCTCAACGAGTACCTCATCCTTCGCTACAACACCGAGTGTTGCTGACAAAGTAAGCTTCCATACGTCTGCGCCAGCCTCGGTTGTCTTCTCAACACCCGTAACCGTAACTGCTGTACCTGTGCCATCGAGAGCGTCAGGAGCAACCATGATATTGTCTCCAATGAACGGAATGTGCTTGTAGCCATCGCGTACAATAAGGAGAGTTGTGTCAGTAGCACCGGTCTTCTTTGCACACTGGTAAGACTTAACAATCTTAACTGTTGCGCCTGCGTTGCCATAGATGCCAGGATCATACTCCAGGAAGTCACCGGCGTAAATCTTTGCAGGACCCTTGAAAGGGTTGAGCAACTTACCACCAATTGTTGGAGTACGGAAAGCATCCTTTGCGGCGCCAATCAACTTGACGAATACATAGCGGATACCGCCGATTTCGCCACGAGCCTGGATGAGGGAACGACCTGGCAAGAAGCCGCTACCATTCATCCTTTCACTGTAATAAGGAGAAACTGTTCCCATAATCAATAAATAAATTTGTTATCCTGAATACTAATTTTTATTCGTCCTTAGGCTTGTGTCGAGATCTGATAGTTGCAACATCATCGAACTCGTGTTCATCTACGGTTCCGGTTCCTCCGGCTCCGCCACCTCCGCTTCGAGGCTTGGTGTCTGGATTGATACCCGCTTCCTTGAGGTCAGCATTGTAAAGAACCTCTGCCTTACCGACAAGATCCTTAATGTCTGCTTCACCATCTGGAATCTCAAGCTTATCCAAAGCTGTCTTAACGAAAAACGAATTCAAAGGAATGTTGGCTTTCTCAAACTTAGCCTTAAGACCTTCCTTAATGGAGTTAACCAACGCCTTCTTTGCGTCAGCTGCTTCCTTCTGCTCTCGCGCCTCACGCTCCTTCTTGACTTCACCGATGAGCTTTTTAGCCCACTCAGGCATGTCCTCCTCGTCAGGAATTTCCTCAGACCCTTCCTCCTCAGACTCAGTTTCCTTAGCCTTCTGGCGTTCCCTTGCCTTCTTTTTGTATTCCTTAACTTGCTGAGAAACGTCAGAATGGAGATTGCCGTCCATGCGTTTCAAGCGATTTGTAACCTTGGTGACCAACTTAGCGTTTGCAGCTTCGTCTTCACCAAAATCTTCGAGTACGTCATCAAGTTCTTCATTGATGGTTTTCTCGCTAATTGTCAACTTGGTACTACCGAGCTCCTTGTTGACCAATGCTAAGAGTTCTTCTCTTGTCATGTTGTTTTTGATTAAAAATGTTATTCTAAAAGTGGTTCTTCCACTTTAAAATGTATAAATATACCTTTTATTTTGCAAATATATGAATAAGTATGCAATTATCCAAGAAAAATTTATATTTTTGCAATATTAATTGTATTTTTATGCAGAAAGAAGTACTTTCAGGATTAAATTTGGATAATGGAGAGCCTATTTACACTCAAGAGTATATCCAATCGTTAAGAGACGCCGACAAGAAGCATCCCGACAAGCTGAAGATTATTGCTCAGCGTGGCGGTCAGGAGGATATGCTCTCAATCGACGCCGATATAAAGATTTGTGGCGGCAGCCGCGGTGGTCCGCTTCTTGTCGACACAAAGGTTGTTACTCCATTTGGCTATCGACGTATAGGCGACCTGAAACAGGGCGACATTATTAGTGGTACAGATGGTGGCATGCAACGCGTCGTATATCGCAAAGACCACGGCAAACTTCCTGCTTTCAAACTAAAGTTTGTCGATGGGTCTGAGGTTATTGCATCATACGACCACCTCTGGAATGTACGTAAGACTTGCTATAGAAGTAAGAAGAGAATCATTAACGGGTTATCTATCAATGATGATTATAGGGTATGGACCACCCAGATGGTTGTTGACCACCTCGCAAAGCTGAAGACTGGCGAGATTAAAAATAGCAAGTTACTCATACCTTTGTGTGAGCCTGTAAAGTTTACTCGCCCTTGGGGAAATCGTCGTTACAAACCAACGAGCTCACCTTATGTTATAGGCGCCATACTTGGAGATGGATGTATAACCTCAAATATAAAGAATGGAAGTTATGATGCCATGCTCTGTAGCGCAGACGAAGATATCGTGAGAGAGTTTGAGAGTGCTGGCATCGATATGACTAACTATGCACAAAAACAAGGCAGTGTAGCTTGCGATTACAGAATCAAGGATGAGAGATTACGTAATGATCTTGAGGGGTTAAATCTCTACGGCTGCGACGCTTTCAATAAGTCGGTCCCTGATTTCTATAAGTTTGGATCTATAGAGACAAGGTGGGCTATCCTTCAAGGACTTATGGATACCGATGGTACTGTGGATAAGCGTGGGCATTGTACGTTTGCGACAGTCAGTGAGCAGCTTGCTAAAGACGTTAAGTTTTTAGTAAACAGCCTTGGAGGCCTTGCCACTATAAATAAGTACGAGAACCACTATACCAAGAATGGAGAGCGTATAGAGGCAAGCGATTATTATGATATTTACATCAGAATTAATCAGTCAGAACGTTTATTCCGTCTTCCACGTAAGAAGGCGCTTTGTACCGAGTACAATGGCGGCGTAAGCGAACTGGGAAGAAGGATTGTCGATTTTGAGTATGTAGGAGAGAAGGAGTGCTGCTGTATTGCAGTGAACAACACAAACTCTCTGTTTATGGTAGAAGACTTCATCGTCACTCACAATTCCAAATCTTTCTCATCTCTTATGGAAGTTCTGAAAGATATCAAAAATCCAGACTTCCATGCAACCATCCTCCGTAATGAAAAAGATGACTTGCAGTCCTTGGTAACGGACTCTTACAAATTGTTCTCCCAATTTGGAACTTACAATAAGTCACAGAACGATATGACCTGGAACTTCGACAACGGAGGATGGCTCAAATTCTCGTACTACGCAGGAGCCTATCAGGATTTCAAGACACGATTTCAGGGTCGCCAGTATGCCTATGTCTGCATCGATGAGGGTACTCAGTGCCCATATAAGAAGTTCAAATACCTCTTGACCAACAACCGAAACGCAGCCCACATTCGAAACCGCTTCTGGATTACCTGTAACCCGGACCCGGAATCTTGGGTGAGAAAGTTCATTGATTGGTGGGTTACCGACGAAGGATATATAGATCCGGAAAGGAATGGAGTTATTCGTTACTGTTTCATGGACGGCGATACACCTGATTCAATCTACTGGGGCGATACAAGAGAAGAGGTATACGAGCAGTGCAAGGGCATTATCGATAGCCTCTGGAAGGACAGCTATGAGGAGCTCGGATACACAAAGCTCGAAATGTTCATCAAGTCGGCGACATTCATCCGTGCCGACGTATCAGAGAACATCAAGCTTATCTCTACCGATGTTTCATATCTCGCCAACCTTGCACAGCAGGATGAGGAACAGCGTATGCGAGACCTGGAAGCAAACTGGAACTGGAAAGCTGCCGGTGATGACATGATCAAGATGGAAGACCTTGAGGAAATCTACGACAACGCAGAACAAATAGGAGACGGAAAACGCAGAGCTTCTGCCGATATCGCATTCACAGGCGGCGACAACTTCGTGATGTGGCTTTGGGAAGGATGGCACTGCAAGGATTTAGTTGTGATGAGGCTGGACTCTAAGACTCTTGTTTCGGTAGTTGAGGCTAAGCTGAGAGAGTGGGGAGTCGAGGAATGCAACTTCACTTACGATTTACAGGGCATCGGCCAGTACTTCAAGGGATTCTTCAAGGATGCCGTTCCGTTCAATAACCAGGCAGCCCCTATTGCTAAAAACCACAAAGAAGAGGAAGGTATCAAATACCTCTACAAGGACTTGAAATCCCAGTGCGCATGGCTATTCTACAAGATGATTAAGGATAAACAGATTTCCATCGACTCATCACTGCTTGAAAAAAAGTATTCAGGAAACGGATTCGATAAGGTTCCTCTCAGACAGATTCTTCAGAAGGAACGCAAGATGCTCCGACGTGACGAGGACGGAGATGATAAGGGATTCAAACTTATGCCTAAAAAGAAGGCCAAGAAGTATGTCGGCCACTCGCCTGACTTCTTTGAGTCTTGGTTCTACGTAATGATATTCAGTTTAACAAAAAAGAAACATAAAAAGGTAAAAGGATTATGGAGAATTTAAATTTTAGAGAAATACTCGTAAAGAAACCATTCTACGAGCTTAAGCCTGACGGATACATGAGCCATGGCACTTTCTCCGACAAGGTTGGTGATAGGAGTATGCAGAACATGCCTTACGACCCTTGCGTATGGAGAGTAAAAACCCAGTCCGACTTCCTTCGTGAGTACTTCCCAAGCGGACATAGAATCTGGGACAAAAACGCCTACCCGGACATTATTAAGGAAAATCCAGAGTGGGACCCGAAAGATCCTACTACAGGAAACCGCTACTACATACAGCCAATCACAAGATGTGCATTTTCCTTCCAGCAGGTTGTCGCAACGAAGCACACCCTACACTTGACAGGAAATGACATTCAGTTTGAGCTTGCCGACAGCACAGAGGAACTTGATAAGGAAGAGGAATCCCAGAAAAATCTTAACATCTTTAAGAAGGGTTGGCTTATGCACAACATGGAGATTGCGTTCTTCGAGGCAGTAAGCTCATACATGACTGTTGCAGAAACCGCAGCAGTCGGCTATATCGACAAAGGAAAGTTTGGAGTTAAGGTTCTGTCATTCAAGAATGGCGACTACCTCTATCCGCATTACGACTCGATCACCGGAGAACTCTCTGTATTCGCCCGTAAGTATTACGACTTGGATGAAGACGGAAACGCTCAGATTGAGTGGGTTGAGGTCTGGGATGATACCTATTATTATAGGTTTAGAAATGATGTCGGCAAAAAGAGTGTAACGAAGAAGGCAGTGAACCTCATTAAGGGGTTGTTCGGAATGAACGGATATGCTCTTGTTGAGAAGAAAGAACATCACTTCAATTCAATACCGGTTGCATATATCCGAAATGACGAGGGACCTTGCTGGTCCAATGTTCAGAAGAACATCGAAGATTACGAGGAGGCATTCTCGTATCTTTGCGAGAACAACAAGGCATACGCTTTCCCTGTATTCTACGTAAAGGGTGATGGTGATGAGATTACCATTTCAGGCGACGATATGACAGGAGCAGCCAAGGTTATCGCTATGAACAGCAAGGATAACGATGCAGGATTCCTCAATGGAACCGACGCGTCAGATGCTTTTGCGACCCAGCTTAACAAGTCGTATGACCTCATCTATGAGCTGTCATTCACAGTAAAGCCGCCTGAGTTGAAGTCTGGTGACCTCCCAGGTGTAGCCATCAAACTCCTCTATTCTCCTGCATTGGAGGTAGCTATGAATGATTCCCAGAAGTTGCAGCCATTCCTTGACAAACTGGTTGAAATCGCCAAGTTCGGAATCGGCCACGAAAACAATGCGACGGCTTCTATTGTTGGTCTCGATATCAATGCCTGGATTGAGCCTTATACGCACCAGAATAAAACGGAGATTCTTACAAATCTTGCAACTGCCGTTCAGAATGGATTCCTATCGAAGCAGACTGCATCGGAGCGTTGTCCTGACTTCCCTAAGAATGCCGAATGGGAGCGTATCTTACGAGAGAAGAAAGAGGAGGACCAGCAAGACCTTCTTATGGATATTCAGCGTGCGGATAACGAGACAGAGAACGCCATCGAGGAGGAGGAAGCTACAGCACGAATCAATAAACAGCAGGGTGGTAACGACATAAACACCGGCGGTGGCCGCAAGGCAGGGAGGCCAAATCGCAGTGGCAAGAAATGGGACAAAAATCACAACAATGACGTGGACGACAAGAACAATTGGAAGCACTACAACCAAACACATTAATAGCCTATGGATGAATTAAAACGTTCTGTCGATTACAGCAGGAAGCGCTTGCAGGCAATCCGAAACTGTGAGAGCCACATATCAGATATCCTCTGGAAATCGACACAGAAGGTAATTACCGCAAGTAAACGATACAGAGGCGCGGGCAGGCTCACAAACGAGTCAGCCCTGCTCTCTTACGCCAAGAATGTTACGGCCGGGGCAGAGGAGAGTATCAACAGCTACATCTCTGCCTACTCAAAGGCTTCATGCAAGATTCTCGGGATTGACAGCGAGAACATAGAATCGTTTCTCGTCAGCGACATCTACGGAAAGACGACATCTGAAAGAAACGCCGTCTATCTCGAAAACTTTGCTGAAGATATTGTAAGGATGATCAAGGCAGGAACCTTGATGGGATATTCAGACCAGCAGCTACTATCTTCCATCCGAACCGGCTACAAGGACCCATATCACACATCAGTCATCACCAAAGCGAAGAGAAAGGATATCAACATCGATGTTCCTTCTTACGGAAAAGGCTATTACAGAAATGCCTATCAGAACATCGTAAGAAACGCTTCTCAGGTGATTGCTTTAGCGTGGGGACAGGCAGAGCAGGAGTATGGACAGGAGAGCGGAGCGATAGGATATTACGTTCATAGAGGAAGTTCCTACCCCTGCGAGGCGTGCGACTCCCTCGTTGGATATATGCACGACATCAAAACAATAGTTCTCCCCCAGCATCCACGATGTTGTTGCCGTGCGGAATTTGTATTCAAGGATGAATAAAAAAGAAATGATATGATAAATTCTGAATTAAATTTCACTTTAGAAGAGATTCTCCCGAAATTCCCAAAAGGATTCCAGGAGAAGATAAAGCACTCTGTAGAGCTGCTGAGAAAGGCTGAAAAGCTTGCACTGGCATACTCCCCGAACGAAGGCTTTTATCTATCGTTCAGTGCTGGTAAGGATAGCCAGTGCCTGTATCATATTTCCAAGATTGCAGGCGTGAAGTTCAATGCTCACATGGGGCTTACATCTGTCGATCCTCCTGAGGTAACCAGGTTTTGCCGTGAGCAGTATCCGGACGTGGATATGATAAAGCCTAAAATCAGTATCTACAATCAGGCTCGAAAGGAAGGTATGCTCCCGACAAGACTGATAAGATGGTGTTGCAGGGTCTATAAAGAAGGCATCGGTGCAGGCAACGTCGTTCTCATTGGAATACGCCGCGCGGAAAGCAGACAGCGTTCGGGTAGGAGCGAGGTCGAGATTACCAACCACAAGTACAGCGGTTCCCTTGAAGGGCTTGACGATTTCCGAGATAAGAGAAACAGCCAGAAGCGCGGTAGGCCAACCAAGGGCGGCATCCACGAGATAAACATCACCAATGCGAGTGACGAGCGTACCATAGGCTGCATCAGAGGTTACGAATCACTTCTTATTTCTCCAATCATCGAGTGGACAGATGATGAGGTGTGGCTCTTTCTGAACACATTAGGTGTTAAGCATTGCAAGCTGTACGATGAGGGTTATAGCAGAATCGGTTGTCTGTGTTGCCCTATGCACAACTATAAGCAGAAGCTTGCCGACTGTAAACGATATCCACATATCTATAATAGTTGGATTAAGTCCATCAAGGACATTCAGGCTAGCGGAAGGATGATAGACGAAGGGTTATCGCCGGAAGAGGTGTTCGACTACTGGATATACGGAAAGTCTATCAATGCGTGGAGAGAGCACCGCAGGCAGCAAACGTTGAACTTTTAAAATATCAAGATTATGATTGAAGAAACAAAAGGATACACGCTATCCGTTGATACATACAAGAAGGCGAAGGCTCTCGGAATGAAAGACCCGAGATATTATATCTATGCGAGTCTGAGAGGGTCGGGGATGTCTATGAGAGACAGTTGGGCTATCGCTTTCCAGGGAGAAGGATTCAACTGGCCTAAAGACACATTCGAGCGAGAACTGAACAAGCTCGAATCCCTGGAGTCTGTACAGAAGAGAATCGCAGAGGTACAGGGTAAGAAGGCGAAGAATGAGAACAGCGAAGAACTCACAGCGGAGGAATTGGCTAAGGCTACCTCGAAAGAGCAGATTCTCAAAGACCTCGTACTCGCACAGAGAAAAGCCAAGTATGGCTCACCCGAGTGGCTGAAGATTGTTGCGTCAATCGCTGACTACAACAAAATCAAGCAGGACGAGATTGATACTGAAAACAACGTTTGCCATTTTTATATTCCAGTAAACTATCCAAACAGATGCGAGGACTGCATTATCTTCAAAAATGGCCAGGCAACCTTCCAAAAGAAGAATAAATAGTTAAAGTTGTGTTAAAGCAACTTTGTCTTGCTTGTAAATTTGGAAAAAACAGATTACCTTTGCATACGATAGAAAGTTCACAGTCTTCTGTGAATCATAATTCTAAAAATGGTTAAAAGGGGCAGCGTCTTCACAGATGCTACCCCTTCGTTTTTTATGAAAAAAATCTACAGGGGATTTTTTAATTTATCTTTCATATTTCTTTCCCGTAATCATCTCCAATATCGAAAAGACCTGGTCTTCAAGAAGATCGTCATTAAATGTAGGAATAAGCCCCCACGAAGGCAATTCCTTTGTTTCTGCTGCCTCAATGAAGAACCTGAGTGTCTGCACCATGGAATTGTGATCCTCAATGATCTCAATCAATTTATCACTCATGCTGGCCTCCTTCATTCTTAATCTGTTCTGCCATATCAAGGAGAGTGTCTGCGTGCTTGTCTCGATCAACAACCTCCTGTACGGCCTCATCACTCTCTTTGCGAAGTTGCTCTTCTGTCTTACCCTTGTCGGCAGCAGCGTTTCTTCTTGCAGCCTCACGAGCAATGTATTCGTCACGGAGCTTCAACTTGCCTGCCGTGTATTCTGCATCGCCAGGCAGCGATGTATCCGCATACATAAGCTGGGCAAATGCCTCGATGATGTTTCCATTATCCTTAGAGAACTCGTAATGGTCTCCTACAGCCACAGGAACACATTCATCGAGTGCAGCGTACATGGATGTGCCGATAGAGTATTCAACACCCCATGTGCCGGCAATGTCTGCAATCTTGATGAAAGGCAGCGAGCCTCTCTGTAAATGCTTCTTGATATCAGCAGGGATATCCTCTCTGAGTGAAGCAACTTCTTTCTTAGACAAGCTCTTACTGAACTTCAGCACGGTGAAGTGTCTTGTCTTGATAGTCTTTCCAAATGGTAATGCCATGATAACAATATTTTAAAGTTCAACTTTTATTTCCTTATACTCGAAATCTGTGCAAGCATCATCATCCCCAGAAACGTCTCTCCCGAAGCGTTCTTCTTTACACGTCCCGTTATCAAAGAATAGACAATCCTTACAAGTATAATCAGTCTGCGCCATGTTCCAATAATTTTATCTCGTCCTGGATATAAAACACCGCCTTACATAAGTCCTCGATGCGCTTCTCGGTCTTTGTTTTGTTGCCGTCCACCTTATCCTTGCGCAGGAGATACTTGATAGCATTTCCAGTATTAAAGTCAAGATATCTGCAAATATCCAAAGGCTCAACACCGCACAAATCTTTCAACCACGCGTAATGGGATGGGTGAGATACTTGCTCTGCCTTTCCGTTTGCGGATTCTCCTTCACCTTTCGTTACTATATTGTACTTTGTACCAAACATCATAATATTCTCCTCGCGAAAACGAGCGATATACTTGTAATCTGTGCTAACAGATGTACATATATAAACATCAACATCCTTTCTCTCGGCAATGAACAGAATAGGGGTGCTACCGCCATGAGTACCTATCGGGTCAAAATTGCATTTTAAGCAATCATTTCGTGTGATGTAAAATAGCAGCCCAACCTTAATATCTTCTTTCTTAATCATAAGCTATTTCTCCTTATCTTTAATTTCAACGAAATCGCCAATGCCCAAACGAGCCTTGTTGATGCAATCACATATCCACCCCATAAGGTATGCCTGATGTTCATTGTAGGCACCCCTGAACCTCTCAAGGTCACAGGCGTCATTCATTGACGAAAGAACATGAAACGCCTCATGACTGATATTTTTCATAGTCATGTCTTTCTTCTTCGGGAAGACTACAAGATTGCCGAAGTAATTTCCTGTTTTACTCATGCATTCGTCATAAACCATACCTCCGTAGTTTCCTTCATTCATAGGCTCATCGTTGTGAACAAGAGGTTTGCCTTCAATGTTGGTAAAGCATTTGTCAATCTCGTCCTCACTTGTGTCGTACATTACCCACAACCTCCTTGGGTAAATCCCGCTGTTGTATTCGTAATATCCCTTCTTCTTCATACCTCATCGTTTTTATGTTTCTCCCACCCTGCTTTTGAAAAGGCATACCAAGTATCACAAATGTCTAGAGCAAGAACGTCTCCTTGATTAAGATATAAATCGCTTTCAACACCTTCAACATGAACCTTCATCACTACTAAAGCATCATAAGGATTACTACGACCTTCTATAAACGGATTTTTAAATAACTTGGTCTTGTATACACTAGTAATAATAGGCACTTGAAGAACGTCTGAAATATTCTCAGTGCTAATCTCTATCGACTTCTTAAACTTCTTCATATTCTCAACTATTTCTGTTTTGATACAATCTCGATAGCAGACAATAATGTCTTTTCGCTGATACCATTTCCACTACCAACACCATCTTTCTCTATTCTTTCAAGAGATTTCTCAATAGAGCAAAAATCATCATGAGAATTATTTATAAAGCAATTAAGTTCATCACTTACACTACTGATACCATCGTTGGCTTTTTCAACAATAGCATCAAGACGATCGAAACACTTGTCGATATAATCTTTCAGCCTTTCTTCGTGCTCTATAATATCAACGCAGCTGACGACTTTTGGATGTCCCCAGCTATCTTCTACGCGCGCATAATAATCTCCTTTTTCATCGCTGTGTCTTTTGTCGGACACAACTCTTAGACACACAAAATTGTCTCCATCCATTACTGCGTAAATACCCTCTCCGAATGGATATAGTTCGGCTTTTTCAAAATCCGACTTACTTCCAGTTGCTTTGAAAGCGACCTTTCCTAAAACATTAACTCTAATCTCCATATCTAAACTATTTATTGTGTAACCTACCGATATGCCACTTTGAGCAAACTTTGCACAGGTAAGGATTCCAGCCGAGTGCCTTCAACTTCGGATTCTGGTTCAGGAACTCCCAAGCATCATCCTCCGTCTCGTATGCAACCTTCGCCTTCCAGGAATGAACCTTCCTGGTCCAATGCTCGGGGTTGGGCTTAAGTGGAGGAACTTTATTAGGATTGTGACGTCTTCTCATGACCATCTCTCCTTTAGAAATCATACACTTGAATACTCCGAAACGTTCTAATATCGTCATCGGGAACCTTCCACATTTTCTCCAGCCACTCGTTATTGAGGCGCTCTGTGGTTTTCCTGATCCTGTCGCCGTAGAGGATTTCTATCAGCATCTTGTCAAAACCACCTTCTGGTTCAAAGCTCACGTCAAGCATGATGCTGTGATTCTTGTATCGGCAAGACGACATCTTGATGCCAGACTCGAACGCTTTGTCCACAACATTATGAATAGATCTGCGAATTCTGTCACCATCTCTAAAGACATCAGATATACAAAACACAAGTTTTTCACCCATAAGCTACAAACATTTAAATGAAACACTGTTCAACGTCTTGTTCGCTACAACCTCCTTTGTACCGTACATTGTTCTCAGGCACTACAGGACGTCATCACGAACGGAAGCCATGACCTCCTGCATCGAAGCGGCGGCCGGAACCATATTTTTCTCGGCCTTAAGTTCCGTGATACGGGAGATAACATCCTTGACATATTCCTTTTCTATCATATTCATATAGATATTTAATCGTCTCCTTTGATAAAGCTCTCGGGTTCATCGTTGTCCTCCTCACCCTTACAAACCTCATTGATAAGGATATCCTGCTTCAGGTCCGCCTCCGTGACACCAAACATCTGATAGGCATTGCCCTCCTTCGTGCGCTTCTTGAAGAAACCGTACTTGGCCCACATATCCCTACCAAACTTGTTCATTGACGGAATATCCTTCTCGTCAACGTCGTTGATAGCGCAAAACCTGCGCATACACTCATAAAGCATGGTGGAATTGAAGAGGTTGGACACTTCGCCCTTTGCTTGGGCATCACTCCTTATACCGTAAGCGCGTATCCAGGCGTATATGGGCTGAGAGCCAAGAAGGGACAGGAGAAGTTGTTTGGCACTTCCTTCGGCGGAAGGGAAACGGTACTTACGCTTCCTCAATTCCTGCGCACCCCGCATGACCCAGTTGAACACTCCACTAAGCTCCCTTCTTATAATCTTACTCGAAAGCTCCGGGTCCTGGCGTTCCTTGGGTACGGTAACGTCAAAGCTTACATACTGTAAGCGTCTGATAAAACCAAGCGACGCGTCCTCCGGGAACGGAAGCTCATTGAGGTTAAAGATGAGGTACGGGATATTGTTGGCCTCAAGAACATTCCTGCCAAGCTCTCGCATGGGGACAGGCTCTCCGCTGACAAGCCTCTTGAACATGCCGGTGTTCTTCCTTCCGAACTTCCGCGGATCAGAGTCCGACGACCAGTTGAAGATGGCGTTCCTTATCGGATATCTACCCCTCATTCCCTCATCACCATCTGCGGTAAGGTCGGCATAATCCATCTTGCTTATCCTGTCCTTGCCAAAGAGGTTACAAGCCACATCGAAAATAACGCTCTTCCCGTTGGCTCCCGTGCCTATAAGAAGCAGACACAGCTCTATCTTCGACGATTCCTTTCCCTCATACGGGTTGTAAGCCGTTCCGCGCTGTATCAAACCTAAACCAAGGAACATCTGTAGTATCATCCTCGATGTCCTGTCAGGGAGCACCTCATGGATAAAGTTCATCCATCTGTCACACTTGGCCTTCGGATTGAAGTCGTAAGGATGATAGTAGGTCACATGGTAGTCAGGAGAAAACGGCATAACGGCAGGATTATTCTGCAAGCCTCTACCGAAATCCACAACACCATTGCTGAAAGCCACGATGTCAAAGGACGGATGAAGAATGTTGTAGCACTCTATGACGTCAATGAAAGACTTGTTCATCACAGTGCTGACGCCAATCATCGGACTTATAGCGAGGTCAAGGAGCAACAGCTGGTAGGTCTGCTCCAGGACAATCCTTGGGACAGACTCGTATATCTTGCCATTGAAGATATAATAGCTGCCCTTGTAATACTTTACAGGAGCTTTCTTGGCAAGCTGACGCATAGACCTCACGAACTGAGACTTCAGGATATTGTAAGTATCCGAATTCACCCTGCCCCAAGAGGTAGAACGCAATGCGTCAAAACCAAACTCGCTTTGCCTCGTCAGGTCCAACAGCTGCGTGTGTAAAGTGTCTATAGCTAAACCATTTTCCATCTGTGTATAATAATTTTTTAGTTTCTGCGTTATTTTAACATGAAAGAACCCCTGTAAACAAAGGGACTTCGGTGGATTACGCACCACAAGTGGCCCTCACCTATATGCCCTATATAATAATAGGAATAATGCAAAAATAAGAAATAACTACATAATTATGCTAAAATACATTGTTTATGCGGTATATTTATACATTATTAACATTCAAAAGGTGGAGGATAAATATACATTTTACACTTTCAATAACAAGGGTAAGACCATAAAGTAAACTATCTTGACAAGACACAAACAAAGGTGTTTGAATAAATATGCAATACGGAAGAAAAGTAAACATTCTTGACAGATTGAGTTAAAAAAAAAGAAAAAATTTTTTGCGTGAGGTGACTACGCCCCATGGCTGCGCTCCCATAGGGGGGGTGGGGGTACTTTGGTAAAATATCATTACATATACATTTGGTTTACTTCATATAAACCAAACCAAATTTCGCAATTTTGTTCCACGAACGTTAATTTCTGTTAAAGCACAACATTGCTCTTGTAACTCCCTAATACTCAACCACTTACACCTGCATAATCATTCGTCGCCTTTTGTATAAATATACGCCGTGGAACATCAAAACATATTACAAAGGACTTGACGTAATAAATTATTACAAAATTTCCCACTGGTTACTTGTTAACACTTTAACACTCATACCTATATATAGTTACATATACGCAACCAAAAAGTAAAGATAATTTACTTTTGCGTCAAAGGTTAAAGTTTTAACTTGCTGTAGTACAGATAGTTATGGACTTTTATTCATGTTAGATTTAACACTTTTTCTTTGGTAATATCGGGAAAAAGTCGTACCTTTGCAATACAGAAAGAGAGGAAAGGGGGGCTTCTAATAGGAAGCAGCAACCCCAACCGCCAACACCACAAAGTGGGTGGTATACAAATACACGTGGATAGGTAACAACGGACACTTTACCCGTTGAGGGATACGCAACCCACAATTTGCGAGCGCAATACGTTGTGCGCTTTTCAACGTGGCACGTATAGGGGCACGTGCAATAAATAAAGCCCCACTATTTTTCACTTAATGCAGGCGCACCCGCTCTTGTGTGGGAGGTGCAAAACAACATGACTAACAACAAGTCGAACGTGGCTACATACGTAGCAGAGTGTAAGGAAAACGCCACTATCGTAGCAAGTCTTGAGGTGTTGAACGACTACAGAAAGGCGTTACTATCAGAGTGCACAAACAAAGAAGTTGTTGCAGCACGTAAGGAGATGGAAGAAGCACGCAGCAAGTACAACAAGTTAGCAACCGCTTACGTGTTGGGTGAAGTAAGCTACTGCAACCTGCAAACCGAATGCGTACGTGCAGCCGTTAGCGAGTTTAGCCACACGCACAACGTACCACGCTTTTTCCAGTGGTTCAACGACAACGGAAAAGACGAGCAAACAAGCATTATAGACTCCGTGCAGCGTTTAGGCTCAAAACTCGCCTCTTTGCATACTTCCTTTGCGAGTGGTTCAAAGGTTGCACGCAAACAGAAAGCGAGTGAAGAAGACTTAACCGAACGTATAGCCCAACTGCGAGCCGAACTTGCAGCCTTAAGAGGAGAGAAGTAACAAGATAGGGCGAAAGCCCTATCTTAACACCCACTATCTTTTCCCACGGTGGACACAATAAAGCCACCGTGGGATATTATACACCAAATCCGGAGATTTGGCGCGGGCTGTCATGCCCTTATTTTTCCCACACTTTTTGGTAAACCTTGTCGTGGTGTGTGGGCTTAACTTTAGAGAGAGAAGAATTTCTCCCTCAGGGGACTAATTGCCAAAATTTCAGAGAGCTATCCAGCAAACAAACCTGTAGCGATACAGGAAGGCGGGCGAGAAATCCCGTCGAGGGTAGCGAGAGAGCACAGAGCCGACACGATACCGAATGAGATGAGGCACGTGGACCAGAGCGAGAGCCGTAGCTGTGCAGTTATCGAGAGAGATGACGGACGGAAAAATCATAATTCATATTCTATCGTTTGGCACACTTGGACGAGTTCCTAAAGTGCTGCGCACATTCATTACAGGGCGCGGGTGGTACAAATCTGTAATCGTGAGTAGTTATCGTTTATCTCACGTGAGGTATATCCAAAAGGTCTACGATACGTAAGTAGTTGTACGTATAGCTATATCGCTACACAAGTAGCGGACGTGTGGGAATTATTCCCATGAAAACGTGCGGAGAACGCTGAGGGGTTATCCGCTGGTGTCTTTCGAGATGCCGACAAGTCCTCAGAGGGTGACGAAGCGACACAATACGGTGTCGTGGGTGACAAGCGTGCGCAATGAAAGTGTATCATCCTGGCAATGGCTGCGCATGGAGAGATCCGTGCGTGGCTCCTATTATACGAACCATTTAAAATTAGAATTATGAAAGAACAGATTTTGAAGAAGATAGGAAAGACGCTTGTGCGTATTAATGTAACAGACCAGAGTGCAGAGGATGCCTACGATGAACTCGTTAGCAGCAGTCCTCGCCTGTTTGGTATGCTTTCCAGTATCTACAGACTGAATGATGAAGAAGAAAGATTCGCTTGGTCTGCCGGAATTCAGTAGCCTAATCTCCCTACGCTTGTAGGGAACAATAACCATAAAATTTTAGAGTTATGAGTACAATGAGAATAAAGTGCCTCTCCATGCGAGAGGTCGAGAGTGTCATTGCGGATGCTCAGGAGATTTTGAGTCATGTTGAATTCGGGTCGCTTAAGAATGGTGTGCTTACATTATTCTGTGTGGCTTGAGCCTAAAAATCCGTAGCCAGTACGATAATTGTCGTGCGTGTGCTACGGAACAATCACTAACAAATTTTAGAATTATGACAGCAAGACAGATTATTTATTCAAGTACGATAATTCTGCTTGGATTTTTTCAGGCGCTTCCTGCGCTGTTGTGTTTGGCAAGTACGAATATTCCTGTAATTCTGCTTGGAATTATTTGGGGTGTTCTGCTTGGTAAGTTCTGGAGCAGTACGATAATTGGCAAGTGGTATTTCCGCGAGCTTTGGCGTGCTACGCTCCGCTTGGAAAATCTCATGTTCCCTGAGGTGTGAGAGAGTTGGCAAGTACGAAAATTCTGCTTGGAAACATTTGGCTAAATTCTGCTTGGAGAAATTCAGGCAGTACGATAATTGACCAAGTTACTACAGAATTATGAGAAAGACAGAATTAAAGAACGTCAAGCGAGGAGAGTTCTTCCGCTTGGCGAATTCAGAGAGCGCTCCCGTATGGGTGCGTGACGGATACAACAGAAGTAGCCGCAAATACGAGGGTTACAAATATGATGACGTGTGTCACTGGAGGGAGTTCAGCGGCACACGTATTGTTTACGTGGATTTCTGCTTTTGAAATCCTACAGCCTAAATGCTGCCTGTTCCGTGGGCAGTACGATAATTATGAACCATTAAAATATTAGAATTATGAAAAAGAAATTTCCATCATTGTTTTTCTGTGCGATATCTATTATCTGCGCCTACTTTATTGTAGCCATGACTCCAATCTATGTATCTGACGTACGTGATTTGTACGGATATCTTACATTTATTGATATAGATTGGGAATTGACAGCATGGAATACCCTGTTATTCTCGTTTACAACATTTATCATGTTGGCATGCGCTATGGATGTAGTAATATGCGCATGTCTCGCATACAAGAATTGGGACAATGATTAGTGAGCCAAATCTGAGAGGAGTTTTCGCTCCTCTCTTCTATTAACCAAAAAATTAAGAATATGTACAAGACAATAACAAAGGAATTAAGCAAGTGTGAGTTAATTGATATCATGATGGGCATGGACTGCGAGGAAGATATGTGTACACACACATCTATCCAGAGAGTTCTATGTCCTATACAGGCGTGCGATGAGTTCGGTGGAGATCCTGAGGATTCTCGTCCTCTGCTGCCGGGAACATACATGGCAGTATATCATGACGAGATGGAGGATGAACCGTTTCCTATGTTTGCAAAGAAATGCGCCCACATCATTACAGATGAGGACAAATGTCAGATGCTCATGAACGGAGACGGCTGTATTCTGATTTTCCTGCTGAACAAATACGAGCAGTAGTACCCAAAATGTGCTCAGGCATTTCCCTGGGCATACTATGTAAAACCAATTTAATGTTAGAATTATGCAAGACAGGAAATCACAGAAGAATTTTGAGCGTGCCCTTATGCACGAGATGGAAAAGATTAAGATTGCAGCACGTCAGTGGTACAGCAACAACGCAAAGGGCTACAGGGATTATCGTAGCCGTGAGTCTATCTCAAAGAGTTTCAACGAGATAGCCATTTTGTGTATGAGCTAAAATTGTGCGTGGCGGTTGTCACGCATACTACAAACCAAAAAATGTTAGAATTATGAAACAGAAGAGAAGACTGACGGGGTATGTACTCGTTGATCCGTTCGATGGTGCTATCCTGTGCCAGTATCCTGTAGGATTGGGATTTGACGGAGATTGTGTTTCTGCGAAGATTGAGGCTATCCATGATGCAGAAGAGAGAAAAATAAAAGGTTGTCCCATGGAGGTTTACGGCTGTATCAACAACACGTATTCGGACGGAACAAGAATTTATCCGCGTAATTAGCCAGAACTGGGCAGTACGATAATTGCGCTGCCTGCTATTAACCAAAACATATTAGAATTATGGAAACAGTAAGAGTAACTGACAGACACGGAATAGAGCGAGAGTGGGATATAGTCACAGAGAGATGTGTAGGATGCTGCTTTCACGGATTGATGGATAGCAAGATTCATTGCTGCCCTCATAATATTGCGTGCGGTGACAAGTAGTCAAAACTGCGGGGCACGTCCTGTGTCCTGCTTCTATTATCAACCAAAAATTTTAGAATTATGACACAAGCAGATGTTAATTTTCTACAGGCACTTGTAGAGTCTCACGAGCAAGTTATTGCAGCAGACTGCAAGAGACGTAAATTAAGCAGAGAAGTTTATAACAGGCGTGTATCTCAGAGCGAGAAGAGAGCGAATAAGATACTTCGTGAGATGATGTGTCGCTAAACAGGGTAGAGCTATTGTTCTACCTACATAATAACCAATTAACGAAAGAATTATGGAATATTTAAAGACACAAGAGTATCATACACGTATTGATGTGTATTTTGATGGAGAAAAGTATGTATTCATCAACGCATTCCACGGATGTGTGGCAGTTGCGAAAAGAGAAGGACTCGTTGAGTTCACTAATGACGGATACAAGGCTCACGTCAAGTTCAAGGTCGAGAAAACGAGATGCACCATCAGTAAGAGAACTATAGATGGCGCAATCAGTAAGATGGAGAACAGATACATGAGCACTATCGTTGAGTATGAATGGGAGGAGGTTGACAGAGATGACTTGCCTTATGCCGTGAGCGTAAAAGTAGAGGAGCGTTAAGCCAAAAATCCTGCGTGGAGACACGTAGGAGCAATTATTAACTAAATATTCAAAGGATATGGAAAGTATTGAAGCTATGCTGTGGGATTTCATTGTTGACAACAATATCGCCACAGAGGACGAGGTTAGACTTGTCACGGATATTAATGGATTGAGCGAGAACACGATGACAGACATTATTTATGCCAAGACAGGGCTACGCAGTTACGAGCAGTGTACAGAAGAAGGCTACTCCGGCACAGATGAGCTTGACAGCTATTATTGTCTTGACGAAGAAGACAATGAAGATGAGTAGTATTTGCCTAAAAAAGGTGCGCCCATACGTGAGTGTGCCTTCTATATTGTTTAACCAAATAAATTATTTGAATTATGGCAAGAAAAGGCAAGACACTGGAGCAGCAGTGTAAATATTACAACTGCGATGATTTCGTTCGTGATGTAATGTTGTATCATTACATCTGCGGAAACAAGAAAGGTATGGTAGAGGACTACAAGGAACTCAACATGAATGCAAGACAGATTGCTGTTCAGCAGATTTTTGAGTCCGGCCACCACCCGTCTGTTCTACAGGATATCATTACACATCTTATGTTCGGTTAGCCAACCAATCCTCACTCCCACGGGTGGGGATTTCTATTAACCAATATTACATAACTATGAGTGAATTAGATAAAATCTTAAATGACGATTTACTAAAATGTGAAATCGTAGAGTCTGTAGAGAATGCAACAAGACGTGTGGATCTTATCAAGTGGACGCACGACGGTTTATTTTCCGTTGCCGACTTGCGCAAGGACACCGGAAAGCTTGAAATATCAGAAGTTCCAGAGACGAACGAGCTTGAAGCGTACAAGTATTTCTACAAAACCTATTGGAGTTTTGTTGTTTCTGCCTAAAACTCCCCACATCATCGTGGGGAACCATTATAAACCAACAATTAGAATTATGAATGAAGACAAAATCCTAAGTATGTTCTTCGAGCCGGAGCGGTGGCAGAACGCTATCAGCAAAGGCATAGACAAGGACATGAACAAAGCAACCCTGTATCAGCTCACAACACCAGAGGCTCGTCTTATTATGTATGAGAGGATTAAAAGCGGTAATTACAAGATAATGCCGCCACATACAGCCAAAATTCCGAAAGACAACGGAGATTTCCGTACTGTCTATGTGAATGAGCCTGTAGACAGAATCCTCCTGAGCATAGCAAACGACCTCTTGTTCGAGCTGATGCCAGAGATGGTGCATCCACGCTGCACGTCGTATCAGAAAGGTATCGGCTGCGGTCGTGTGGTGCAAGATGTGTCTCGGATAATATACTCAGCAGAGGGAAAAGTCATCGGATGGAAAGGTGACTTCTCCAAATACTTCGACAGCGTACCTATTCGGTTCATCGACTGGGCGTTTGATAAAGTAGAGGAGAAGTGCGGAAAATCTGCGCTGATAGATGTCATTCGTGAATACTATCACACAGACTTGTATTTCGATGAGGACAACAACCTCTGCGAGAAGTATCAGTCCCTCAAGCAGGGATGCTCTGTTGCGGCATGGTTGGCTGACGTCATCCTCTATCATCTTGACGACAAGCTGTCTAAGCTTAACGGATATTACGTCCGCTATTCCGACGATACGCTGTTTGTCGGTGAAGACTATGAGAAAGCTATGGATATCATGAAGAGCGAGCTGGAGATGATGCAGATGACGCTCAACCCTAAAAAGGTTGAGTATCTTGACGCAAATCATTGGTTCAAGTTCCTCGGATATTCCATCAAGGGTCACAACATCTCTCTGTCGTCTACTCGCATCAAGACCTTCCAAAAAGAGATTGAGAAGAGGACGATAAAGAAGCGTGACACCACGATGACGAAAGCCGTCAATGCCGTAAACAGGTATCTCTACAAGGGGTACTGCGATTATTCCTTGGCTACTCAGGTTCTTCCGGTCATAAACGTGAAAGAGGACATCAATAAGCTCAACACCTTCGTCATGGACTGCATCCGTGCGGTCAAGACGGGCAAGAGCAAAGTTGGTGGTCTCGGATATGTGAAGACTCAGGCTGTAGGTTGTATAGACCGAGGTCGTGGCAGGAACGTGAAAGCCAACAGGGGTAAGACAGAGAGCGAAATCAAGGGGTATCTATCAATCGGTTGTGCCCAGAATGCCTTGCGAACGAGCAGGGCAGCGTACAACACATTGGTGAATACTCTGTAGATGAGCATCCTAGCGCAAGGATTTGCCGGAATGAAGACACGAGGTTTTAAATATCCCGGTTGCGGAGTACAGGGACCATCTCATACCTAGAGATGGTCCTCTGTTCGTCCTAAACCGGATATTATCAATCTGATATAGCTATGCGCAGTATCTTCTGACCGACAGACTCTGTAACCGAGCACACGGACGTGGGATAAGGACGGATTATTTATGTCACGCCTCTATGATTACCTCAGTATGGGCCACTTTCGCTCAAGTGATACTTGAGACCAAAGGGACCATACTGAAGATACACAAGGCGTGTCTAATCAAAAGAGTACAGAAATGTGCCAGTCCGTATGACTCCCACAGGTGGCGCACACCACCACTCCCTGATGAATGGCAGAAGTTTATGAAACAGGTTCTCTAACCAGAGTAGTTGATCCTGGACGTCGTCGTATACTACTTACGACGTCCTGGATCATCTATTCTGGCGAATCCTGTGTCAAATCAGAATCATAAAGTATCGTGCCGAGCCATCGGTCAGGGAATTACCCGAGTACGAGGGTTGTCTTCGGTTGGGGAATAAGTTTAAGCGAAGTCTTAATCCATCACGCGTTTCCTGCCAATATCAAGCCGTCAACGCGTATCATCAAGACTCCTTTATCAGAACATTACATTGCCGTACAAAATTCCCATGTCGAAGACAACGTTATTGCCAAACGAGGTACACAAGGAGGCGGTACGATTTAATACCACGTGATAAAAGCAGATCACTGACACTGGGTTATACCCAGGTAAGTGATCTCCTCTCTCACGGGGTTATATCAAAATCATACAGCTATGGCAACGAGCCTTTAAGTGTACCTACAAACAACCAAAAGTGAATTGCATCACGACTTATCAAGAGTATGAGGTTTAATACCACATGAGTGGAATACCTGCCGCAGGCCGTTATCACCGCCGGCGCAGGTATCCAATCACGTAGTCGAATCGCAAACATATATTCATGCAACATAATACATGAGATAAGTCATTCGCATTGCAGCGGTGTCCGACAAGGTTTGACAATTCATCCTACATCCCTTCGTCGAGAACTCGCAGAGGTGGAGCTTACGCTCCATGAGGGCGACTTCTTGCGAAGTTATGTAGCTAATCGAATGCTTAAAGTCATGCAGCATATCAAATTGAGTCGGAATAGGTTATTGTGAGCCGAATAGTACGCAAGAAGGAAAGATTTAGACAAACAGTCCGTATCTTCCTGAGTCTTCCAGTTAATTAACTTGTACGACTCAGGATTCACTCGACTGTTTACATCGAGCGCATACAGCAACACAACGTATCCTTTGAGCGTACTGCTATTAACCAATATTTTAGAATTATGATATACGAACTAATTATCAACGAGGTTAGGGACGGTGCAAAGTTCACCGTCAACTTTCAGAAGAGAACTTGTAGAGTGAATGGTAAGATTATCGTGAATGATATGCAGTATAATGGCTGGCTTGGCACATTTCCTTCTACGGAGGAAGAAATAATGAGCAAGATAGAGCAGCTATATCAGGAATACAAGCATTCTGTGCCGTCAGAGCGTTCTGAATCACATCGACACTACTACTTCAAGGCTTTGCCTGAGAAAGAGCTCTCAGACGAAGATATGATGTACGGAGAGCGACGTGAGGTGGCGAGATGCAGACTGGAGGTGTATGTCCTGTTCTGCATAATTCTTGGACGCCTCACATGGAATCCTTCATGGGGAACGTGGTTCTGGCGTTCTAAAGACGACAATGACCTAATCATTCTCAGAGACTGGATTGAGCCAAACAAGGGTGGGGTGTAAGCCTCATCCACAAGATTTAATTAACATTTTAATAACCATTAACAAAATTAGAATTATGAAACAAATTGTAACAATCACTGGTGAGAACTTGAACATCGTAACTAACAGCGTAGAAGCTACTGGCAAGAAGACCAAGGCGCAGATGCGAATGGAAGCATTGAAGAGTGCCGGCGTTGATGTAAGCAACTACTACACTCTTGGTGCTGACAAGCTTGTCAGAATCGAGAAAGGCGAGGCTATACCTGTTGATCTTGACGATGTTGCCGTTGATGCTGTTGGCAAGAAGATTATCGAGGGTGGATACGTGAACAACTGGAAGCTTTTCCGTCGCTGGGTAACCGCTCAGATTTTCGGTATGCTCCGTGATATGAAGTCCGGCAAGATGTCTTTCAACGAGCTTTTACAGCGCAAGGGCTACGAGTATCAGTGGCGTATGCTGGAAAACGAGTTTTACGCTCAGGCCAAGATGCAGGAGCACGGTGACACAGAGAACCTTTCGAAGCGAGAGATTTTCTTCAACGAATGCACATTCTCAGGTATGGTGGACGACTATATTGAGAAACTTAAGGCGTACGTTAACGATAATCTTATCTTCCGCAAGGACAAGAACGGATGCAACACAAAAGAGTACAAGCACAGATGCAAGGGTGTTCCTTATGTTCGTCTGAACAACAAGGACATCTTTGTTGCAGACTTGATGAAAAAAGTGTATGTTCCTATGTACAAAATTGCTCGCGACGGATTTGACACAACGAACAGACGAGAACTCTACAACCTCGTTAAGAAGTTCAACAAGATTCGCAAGCACCTCGCATGGGAAACCAAGCAGTCCGACACGTTCATCAGCGCCTACAAGGGTGCGGGTTCTTACTTCGCAATGCGTAACCTCATTATGTTCAGCGAGGCTCGCTTTACAGGCAAGTCCGAAGCGGCATCTCTCCGCAAGATAGATACCGATGCTGCCAAGTATGGCGCAGATGAAGAAGGATGGAGAATGCTTGGTGTGCTCAAGCAGCTCATCGCAGAATCCAACATCTCTATCGACGGAAAGCTGTGCGTTTGGGCAGAGGAGTCCGCTTTCAGAAAGGCGGTCAACAAGGCCTGCAAGGAGTCTAAGTAACAACACCTAAGGTCTGTCACCTTCGCGCGTCGGTCTGACACTACGATTTACAAGAGCTTCTTGTATCGCCTTCCGAGTCCGGCAGAATCAGCCGGCATCTGAAGGCGAGCATAAAGCTCTCCGGATCACGAAGCTAAAGCAAGACACCACGTCAGAGAATGCGCGAGTTTAAAGCCAAAAAGGTCGGCTGTTCTGCAAAGGATAGCCGACTGCAATTCATTAACCATTAAACTTTTAGAATTATGAGTAAGTATTTTGTAGGTATCAGCGAGACAACGAAGGGTTGGGCGGAAGTAGAGGCGGACAACGTAGAACAAGCCAAGGCTAAAGCTTATGAGGCATGGAGTAACGGAGATGCTTTTATGGACGAGAAGAACTCTGAATGTTCCGTTGAGTGTACCTATCTGAAAAGCCTGTAAACGGTTCTCTGTGCCCGACAAGCACAGAAACCACAATTATTAACCAAAAAACTATAAAGATATGAATACAGATAAAGATGGATATGATGTTATCAAAAGTCTGCGCCCTGCGCCTGTTGATCAGACGAACGTCCTGGAAGACAGAATTCTTGACCTGTTGTTCGATGGCAGCAGATACGTACAGGAAAACCACAAGGCCGTTGGTTTTATCTACAGCCTTCCTACTTTGACCTCTGTTTACGACAACTGCCTTACCGTCACTCTTATTCCAAACAACTGTCCAGAAGAGGAGGTTGATGCATGGGCTCTTCAGGTTGTCAACTCTATCAATGTCCAGTGTTTGGATGAGGTGAGGAAGTTTGAATACGTAAGCCTGTTCAATTTCAACTTCGTCGATGGACTCGTATGCACTTACATAGTTACACGAGGTGTCGTCGAGTTCCAGTTTCATTTCACAGACTAAGCCAAAACCTGGCTGTGAGTTATACAACTCCAGCCTTCCATTGTCTAACCATTTAAATATTTTGAATTATGACAACAGTAAGAAAAGCAACAAAAATCCTGAAAGCTTCCGATATCATGAAGAAGAAGGGTATCGTCCAGAAGCAGATGGACATGAGTAAGTTCAATGAGGTCGTGGAGGATTTCTTTATGACCCACGAACCAAAGGAAACAATTCTCCTCACTCCGAAAAGATTTATCGAGATGGACAACCCTCCCGAGGGAGATTTCATCGACTATCTCGACGTGAGCGTGTGGGAGAAGAAATGCGATGACCCAGACGATCCGTTTGACTTTATAGACTATCAGTGCATGAAAAAGAACGGAACGCTACGTCCGATGCTTATTGTCAACGAGCCGTTCATCGGCAATGCTGCCGGGTGGCTGAGAGATTTTTGTGGATTCTCTGTCAAGAGCAGAACACGAAAAAAGAAAAAGGAATACATCGTGTCTCTGCCGGTGTAAAAGCCAAACAAGGCGTGGAACATTATTGTTTCACGCTCCTATTATTAACCAATAAAACTTAAAGATATGAATGATTTTTTGAAATTAGCAGAGGATTTAGACTGGAGCTATAACGTTAGCGATACACCTAACGAAAGAGGTGAGGTTTGCGTCGAGTTAGAGAAGTATTCCCCACAAGACCAGGATTTTATCGCCACTATTTGGTTTGAGAACGAAAATGAACAGGATTTTATAGATAAACTCCGTAATTATTGGGAAGACTACGATCCAGACGAGGAAGCTGTTGCTTGGGTTGGAAATGACGGACATGGCAAAAACGGTGCTCCTTATAGTCTTAGAGATGTTCTTAATGACATGGAAGACTGCAAGAGCATGCTCCGTGAGCTGTATATTGCATTTTACAACAAGGCTTACCCAGACAATAAAATAGGGGAATACGACAAATGCCTTACACTTGATGACAAGGAGTACAATATGACCGATGACGAACGGAGTGCGGTCTACGGCATTCTCTCATCAATCGACAATGTTCGTACATTCGCATCCAGTCTTCCATGTCGTTGTGGCTACGATTACCTTCGTATGGAAATCGAAGAGACGGCAGACCGGTTCAAAGAGCAAGTTCGCAATAAACTTGAACAGAGCTTCCTTAACAGATAAGTCAAACAAAACATTAAGAATTATGGATAAGAAAGAATTGAAAGACAAGATTTACAGTATGCGCAGTTATGACCTAATTGAGCTTGCGTGTACCATCAGGGAAATCATGAAAGAATACGGTGTCTTTAATATAAAACTCAAACAGCCGGTTCTTTGCTACAGAGAACTCTATGAGGCAACCTCGATTGCTATAAGCGATACTTATACCGCTATACCAGTCATTACTCTAACCTTGAGAACCTGCAATAGAGTTAAGAAAGAAGTTCTTGCAGCAGACTACCCCTGGATGGATTTTGAATCACTCGCAAGAATAGTCTCAGAGCTTAACGATGAGCTTGAAGGTTAAATTAGCGTTAAAAACGGCAAAGGTTTGGTTTATACTGAAAAATATCAATAACTTTGCTGTCAATCTAACCAAAATATTTTAGAATTATGAAAGAGATTCATTTAAAAACAAGAGACTGGGAGAGGCTTCTCACCTACGAACAGCAGCAGAAGTACAAGTATGCGATAAAACAGGGGTGGTTCTCAGACTATCACGGTTCTTCGTGGCGGCATGATACCTTTTATGGCGCATATATCTGGAAACACCCTAAGTATATCAATGTTGTACGCACATTTTCTGATCTTGTTGGGCACAAGCCACTGTGGTCCGATGTTACAGACGACAATCTTCGTGACTTGACCGAAAAAATACAGGAACTTTACGCACCTAACTCTTCAAGAACGATATGCGCTACAATAAAAGCTGTCATAAGGGAGAACGACGAGAAGGGCATACGGAGCAGCAAGTTCGACTCCATACTTAGGGTTAAACGAGTCCCAGTTCAGGCTGTATATCTTGATGATAACGAGATACAGAGACTTATCGACTATATCCCTCATGGATCTGTTGAGCGGTACGTTAAGCGAATGTTCATTCTTGAGTGCTTGTGCGGTGCCCGCCTGAGCGATTGCCACAACATCACGCCCGAGAATATTGATGACACAGGGAAATATATCGTCTATGTCGCTCAGAAAACAAAAGCGGAGGTGAGAGTTCCTCTTCACAAGAAGCTACGGCCATTCCTTGTATGTGGAACAGCAGACGAGCCTGTTGGAGGAGTTGTTGACGTTTACTTCAACAAGGTTCTTCGGGAAATATGTAGTAACTGCGGAATTGATACTCGTGTCAAGGTATTCAAATGCGGTAAGTACGAATCTGGACCAAAGTTCAAGTTCGTGTCTTCGCACACGGGTAGACGCTCGTTCGCGACAAACCTGTCAAAAAAAGGAGTGCCGGTCGAGCAGATTGCAATCATGATGGGGCACGCCAACGGAGGCAAGCCAAATATCGAAATGACACAGCGTTACATTGTGGGAAAGACAAATATCGACACAAGAACCTTGCGCGTTTTCGGTATTTACGACGATGATTACAATAGCGTCGGCGATGAATGCTAAACAGAGAGGAGGGTAGAACCTCCCTCGCTATTAACTAAAACTTTACAAATATGGATTACGGAGAAGAATACAAAGAGAAGTTGACCAACCTTGGCAGGTGGCAGCTTTTGAGAGAAGCAAATAAAATGAGAAGAAAACTTTTAGCGTTTTCCGAACTTGGGGATGTTGATAAAGCATTTAAAAACCTCAACGAGAATGAATGGTTGAAGAATGTTATTGACGCAAAGAGCAGACAGATCGGCATTGCGAGAAGTTTAATAATGGACGAGCTCGAAAAGAGGGGTATTGATACAGGAGGTAAGTATCTTACAATGCTTACGGCCCTGAAAATCCTTCTTGGCATTGAGCAGTTCAGAGATAATAACCACAAATAATTAAGAATTATGTTAGAAGGAGTAGAAAAGGAAACGCTCGAAAAGTGGGCCAAGGAGTGCAATGAGAAGTACCATAAACTTTTCATACAAACTCTTCAAAAGCCTTTGTTGGGCGAGATTGGAACGAACGCACAGATGATCAAAGAGCTTAAAGACCTAAACATGAGCTACATTGACGAAATGAGCGACTACACAGATGATTTTGTCAGTGACCTTGATGGCGGTTTCATCGAACTCTTCGAGAAAGCAGAGGAGAATGGAATAAACGTCATACAGGAAGCAAAAGAGTGCCTTTTTACCCTTAAATCCGTAGACGATATGCTTAATGCTAAACATTGGGTCAACGAAGATGGCCATATATGCGACGAAGAAGGCAATAGACTTTCCGAAGACAGAGAGCATCGAGTGTTCGAGGTTATCAAGGGAGGCAAGCATGATGATTAGCTAAAACCGGGGAGTAGCAATACTCCCTGCAATTATTAACCAAGCCCTACGCAGCACGGTCAAGCGAAAAAGATATGAAGCAATTCAAGGTATATTGGAATAATACAGTAGAGATTAATATGGTAGCAGATTTCGATACCATAGACGAAGCTAAACAGTATTGTGATGAGAATACGAAAGGGTATGATGAAGTCGGCGACAATGATAATTGCTGGGAAGGTCGCAGTAATAACTTCCACTACGAAGTTTACGATGGCGACAAAGAGATACTGGATGAAGATTGCGATGTTGTAGATTTCAACGAACCAGTTTACGAGACACCTCAGTATTATTGCGATTAATAAACTTTCTAAGCCCTACGCATCACGGTTAAGCGAAGAATTAGATGACTAAAGAATTGGCAAAACAACTCATTGAACAGGCTGAGTATAATTGCTCAGGCGAAAAAGTGGAGTACAATATAGACGACATACTTCCGCTCAGTGAAGACGGTGCTTATCTCGTTTTCGCATCATCCGAGTCTTGCAAGACATCTTTTGTCTGCTACGAAGATGGAACGGCTTATTTTCTCAGCGACTGGCAGGGTTGTTACCCTGTAAGCGAAAATGCAATAGCCGAGTTCAATAACTGGGTCACGATAGATTGGAAGGAATCGCCCGTCATCTTTAACGGACTTCCAAGAGTTCTATTTGATTTATAAACTAATTTAGCCCTATCGCAACACGGATAAGCGGAATATTATGAAGAAAACTTATGATGTAGTTTTTAATGATGAAAATGCAAGTAACGAGAAGGGCTGGAAGCAGACAAAGGAATATTGTCTTAATTACATCGAAGCATACAATGGTACTGATGAAAGCTACTTTGAAGATTACAAAGGTGGCATTGTGCAGATAGTATGTAATGAAACAGGACAGGTGGTTTTTGAAGATAGAATTAAATAAAAAAATTGTTGTGAGTAACTTGTGAGTAGACTATTGTTTGTTTTTGTAAGTTATTAAGTATCAATGTGTTGTCGAGGTACAAACAGGGCTTCCCAAGCCCGTGAGGCGGGTTCGACTCCCGTATCTCGCTCAAGTATTGATAATCAGCAACTTACATCATTTTTCATCATAAAAAACATAGCAAAATCCACTATTTTTGCTTACAAAAAAGGTACAAAAACGTGCATAATATGCGCCAAAATACGTAATTTTGTGAGTAATATGTGAGTAAAATTGAGTTGTGAGTAAATTGTGAGTAAAATTGTGAGTAAGTATGAATAGCATCAAGACATACGTTGAAGGAAAATCTCTCAAGGTTTTCTTCATCATTAATTATCACGGAAAGAGATTCCAAGTGTATACTGGTATTTCAAGTACGGTTAAGTTTAGCGGGATGGTCTTCCCGAAGAATGTCCCAAATGCAAGAGCTAAGACGGCTGCACTGGCAAGGCTGTTTTCATCAGCGGAAGAATACATCTATATGAACAGTAATCTTCCTGCGGCAAGAATGAAGGATGAATTAAAGGCCATCATCAGCGGAAGAGCTTCGACTGTAGAGAAGAATATCCTCTACTATATCGACGAGTTCATTAAAACCAAGACCAAGGATAGTACCAAGGAAATATTTCTAAGAACAAAGAGGAGGATTGAAGTTTTCGATGAACATGCAGGCTTCGATAATATCGACAGAGACTGGCTTGAAAGATTCCAGGCGCATGAGCTCCTGAAGGGCCGCAAGAGCGGTGGAATAGCCATCGACCTCAGAAACATACGTACAGTTTTCAACTGGGCCATAGATAACGAAGTTACAACCAAATACCCTTTCCGTAAGTTCTCAATCAAGACAGAGCGTCAGCGGTACCTGTATCTTAGTGCCGATGAAATGAGGAAGTATCGTGATTTCCCTGTAGAGCCTTTCATGGAGAAATATCGTGATATGTTCATGCTCGGATTCTATCTAATAGGCATCAATCTTTCTGATCTGCTTGAACTCCCTGCCGACTGCATCAAGAGAGGGCGTATCCAGTACAGACGAAATAAGACCGGCAGACTCTACGACATAAAGGTTGAGCCGGAGGCGATGGAAATCATCAAGAAGTATAAGGGAAAGAATCATCTCCTGTGTATTCTTGATGACGGCACGAAAGAAACGAGTTTCCGCAGAACGCTTGGAGATTACTTGAAGAGAATCGGGCCAACAGAGATGAAGAAGAATAAGCGAGGTGCTCTGATCAAGAAGAAGATAAGTCCTCTACACAAGGATATAGTTTGGTATACGGCAAGAAGAAGTTGGGCAACCATAGCGGCAGAACTCGACATTCCGAAAGACACAATAGGCAAAGCGCTTGGTCATAGCGAGTGGGACTCATCGACAACTGACCTTTATATTAAATTCGACAACAAGAAGATAGACGAGGCGAACCGAAAAGTCATCGACTATCTGAACGGTTAACATAGAAAATCCCCACGTCATTTGTAAAATGGCGTGGGGATGCTGTAATCTACTTGGTTGTCATCATCATCTGAGGAACGTTTCCGTAAACTGGAAGACGTCCATCCCATTTCTCAATCCACATCTTTTTCAAGATAGCAGGAGTAAGAGAGGCTGTCTTGAGTTCGTTGGCCTCTCGTTCTGCACGTGCCTGTACGAGCATTTTTTCTGCCTCTGCCTTCTTCACAGCTACCTCGTTGAGTGCTCGCTGAGCTTCCTGAATAGCCTTATTCTTCTGATTAACAGCCTCGACAATAGATGTCGGATATTTCAAGCCGGAAGTCAACTGCTCCAGATGAAAATGCTCCTTAGCAAGAGCCTTACTAAGCTGCGTCTCGATGGCGCGTTCAACAAGATCCCTGTTGCTGACAATCTGGTCGGTTGTGTACTTGTTGAGCTGGATACGGAAAGCATCTTTCACATAGTTGAATAAAGTTCCGTTCACAATATCCTTCAGTTCCTTGCGGTACTTCTTGAATACTCTCGGAGCATTACCGTCAACCATCTTAAGTGACACGGTAGGATCTACGGTAAATTCAGAGCCATCCTTTGCGTTGATGGTGAACGCAGGGTAGTCGATAGTCTGAACAAACGTTGGATACTCATAGACCTCCTCAGTGAATGGATTGTACCATACACGGCCGGTAACGAGGCTAACGTCATCAACACCCTTGTCGGTGCCATAGAGGTTCACCAGGATGCCCTCAGAACCTGCGTCAATGCGCTCGCTGCAAGAAGTTAAACACAGCGCTGAAAGAATCAGCGACAACATGAACACGAATTTAATCTTTTTCATCTTTTTTATTTTTAAACGTTAAACAATCCGTTGCGATGGAAACGAGAAGCCATATCAGGAGGATGGCTACGCTTACGATGTTCGTTGTCGTGTCTGCCTTGCTCACTCCCCTGAGCCCGACATCTACGACCATGAGGGTTATTACAACCCACGCCACGAATGCGGCGATTTTCCATTTAATTTTCTTCATTGCGTCTATTTTTTATTTATGTATATAACACCTCTATACCCATAAGAATAAATGGGATAACCAAGCGAGCCGAACCTTATTTTTTATCAACTATAATATAAATAATATACCATAGTAGTTCGTACTCCTTGTAAAGCCAGCATAAGTCTTCTGATACCCACAGAGCTTTGCTCGTTATGGTTGGCTTTCTCATTTCTGATATGGGCACCCGTCGTGAGGTGACACGTTGCGGGATTTACACAACCATAATGTAACTTACCTGACAGAGCAGTTTTATATATCGGCCGATAACTCCGAAGAGGACTGCACGGATTGAACCTCGTATGCCTTTGCTTGAAACTTTGAGATAGGGATAAAATGAAACCCTATCCGCCGTCTGGGTCGCGCTCCAAACTTTGGATAGGGTCGTATAGGAAAGTGAATAATCACTTAATCATACTCGTATGTCAGCTGTTTAGTGCGCGACTACTAATAAGCACAGCAAAGGTAGATTATTTTTTCTTTACGTGCAAGAGTTTAGTTTATAGAGTAAACCAAGCTCGTTCAAGTAAAAAATATGGACAAGTATTTTGAATACACTGCTGCACATATCGTTTTCACGTGATGTGAAATTTTAAAATCGAGAGATTAATTAAAGTAAGCAAAAATAACTTTTAACTTATTTTAGTAGTAGGATGTGCTTCTCATTGTGTTTTTCTGATTTTTTTTTAATAAAAAAGCCGCCTATCCGTAAGTAGATAAGCGGCTATGGCATTGCTATTTGTCTGTATCAAAGCGAAGTCCTTGTTTTGCCTCCTCCGGGGAATAGACATCCTTCTTCAGAAGGTAATGTATGTGTCCGTCATAATTCAATTCGGTAACGAACTTCCACCCTCTCGCTGACATGTAGTTGAGAATGTCTGTGAGGTTGTTGAACTCAATCTTCTTTCCCTCCTCGTTACGAAGGGCTACATGCTGCTTCTGCTCGCCCCATTCAAGTTCTATTCTGATCTTCATCGCCAGGTTGTACGTACCGCTTATGGTACAGTAGTAAGGATACTTCTCTTGCGCTATAGACGATGCTGTTGCCAAGATAAACAATAACAGAAACAAAATCTTCTTCATATTAGTTGACTTAATCATCTTAATTTTATTAGTCACTTATTATCAATTATTTATAAATTCTTGTTTATTGTCGCTTGAATATTGCTCGCGAATGTACCTACGTCGTTCTGTAACGTGGGTCTTTTTCGTCAACTTCATCCCAAGTCGCAGGTACGCCATCGAACTTTCCTTTCTCTTTGTTTTCAGGTGCGTATTTTTCCCTTAGCGCATGAACGTCGTTTGTCATTCTCCATACCTTGAAGAATAGCACGATGTTTAGTATTGCGCATACCAATACTATAAAATATATGAAACTTTCCATAATCGTAATGTTTAAATGTTAGACTTGTTTCTAATCTCGCATAGGGACAGTATAGCAATGTGGCGCACCACGCCCTCCGGTTTTCTTAGCGGCGCATTTTGGGCAGAGCAATCCGTATGGAGTTATATATCCAAAGCTGCGCCCCATTCCGCAACGGTTACAGATGAAAGTGTGTCGTATCTTTCGTCCATCACATAGCTTAAATTTACTTCTCGAACTATGATGTGTCATTCTTTTGCATTCTTCTGAGGTCATGGCATAAAGCTTTGGAGCAGGCTTCTGCTTTCTCTTTGCTTGCCTTTTCTTGAATTTCCTTACTTTTGGTGATTCTATATTCAATACTGGCTGCACCTCATTCTGTGCCCTCCAATTTCTGTAAGATAGGACTTTAATCCTGTCTTCATTCATCCAGGGCAACGCCTCTTTTACCTCATTATATACATCGAGATATTTCTTCATACTTACATAGTCTTTAACGCCCCAAGCACCTTGAATACTTTAGTGATGGCGGCTTTGTTGATTTCCTGATCTTCGTACTCATCGTTGATTGCGTGAAGGGTGAAATGTTCATTGTCGGAACCCCTACGGATGACCTTTACAGTCCTTAGGTCGTTCTTCGTCATTATTGCATAAATCTCATTCATAGGCAAAAATTCTGTCCAGTCAGGTATGACCTTCAAGGCAATGATGTCTCCATTACTTATTAGAGGCTTCATGCTGTCCCCAGACGCACGACACCAGAAATCCGCCTTCTCGTAGCCAGGGATTGAGATGAACTTCGTAGGCACGTTCGTGGTGTCGTTATACATCTCGTCGTAACCAAGGGCGAACTCAACGTCGTAGAAAGGGACACCAAGCATAGGTTGCATAGTCTCTTTCCCATTAAGCGGTTCGCCTATGTACTTATCCCCGGTTCCAGTTTCAAGCCAGTCCTTGTTGACCCCGATGGAATCACATATAAGTCTGTAATCCCTAGACGTGATAGGAACCTTTCCGTTTAGCTTTCGACTCAGATTAGAGGAGTTCATTCCAACTTTCAGGGCAAAAGCATTACTCGTCAGTCCGCTATCAGCAATTACGGATTTGATTCTTGTAATGATGTCGTCCATAATTTCCTAATTTTAGTTTCAAATATGTGACTAAAACCGAGAAAAGTGTTAAATATTGTATAATGTCCTACATTTCTTGCGTTTTAATTTGCGTATGTCGGACAATTATTGTACTTTTGCACTTGTGATTCGGTTAAAGCAACAAAGCAATACCGACACAAACGGAGGGCAAAGCGACCGAAAGTGCGCTATCTTACATTCACACTGCAAAGATACAAACTTTTTCGCTTCCCTCCAAATATAACATGTTAAAATTAAAGCAAGCAAGATGAAAAAGTTGACAAAGACGGACATTTTGAACATTAAGCCTGGAAAATTCGAGGTTTTTGTTCTCGATTCAGCGAAAGCTCTACTGTCTGGTCGTCAATACGCTTATCAGATTGGTAATACAGAGCCGCCTGATGGCGTTGCGAGATACAGAACCAAGGCGAACTTCAAGAATCGTACATTGGTAGTGGAGGCTGTTCCTTCTGTGTAGAATTAATAAGTATATAGTGTATGGAAGAAATTATCAAACTCGGAAGAACCGATACGATGACATCTCTCGAAATTGCAGAGATAACAGGAAAGCTTCATAAGCATATCATGGAAGCCATTAGAAAAATGGAGGTTGCTT